GACGTGTGAGCGCAGTGTTGATGGGGTAAGTTAATGTTTTAAATATAGGTTCTTATAATTCGTAATGCGAAGGTCGTAGGTTCGACTCCTATTATCGGCACCAGTTATATCAACAACTTACCAGCCATTCGCTCCCTCATGCTTATCCACATGGGACAGATTTGGGACGCAACCACCAAAAATAGAGTCAATTTGCTTCGCATGCTCGGTCAGGTGATTTGGTGCCAGGTGAGCATATCGACGAACCATTTCGATTGATTCCCAGCCACCCATTTCCTGTAACACAGAAATCGGAACTCCAGCCTGAACAAGCCAGCTTGCCCATGTGTGCCTCAGGTCGTGAAAACGGAAGTCCTCAATTCCTGCTCGCTTGAGCGCAGCCCTCCAGGATGTGTTTGCGTCATACCTCATTTTCCTCACCGCCGGTGCCTTCGTACCGTCCGGCAGAGTACAACTCTCCTTATAGACGAACACCCATTTGTGATGATTGCCTATTTGCCTTTTCAGTACGCGACATGCAGTATCATTCAGTGCCACGCCAATGGCCTGATTTGATTTGCTCTGCTCCGGGTGTATCCACGCCACCCGGCGCTGCATGTCTATCTGCTGCCATTCTAGATTGATGATGTTCGACCGCCTCAAACCCGTAGCCAGCGCAAACTCGACAACGGACTTAAGCGGATCCGGGCATTCATCAATCAGCCTTTTTGCCTCGTGAGGCTCCAACCACCTTATACGCTTATTCTTCGGTTGCGGAACTTTCACTATCGGCGCTTTATCCAGCATCTTCCATTCACGTTCGGCGGCCCGTAATAGTGCTTTAATGAAAGCAAGGTGAGTAGCCTTTGTGGCTGTCGCTGCCGGTCTCGGTGAGTATGGAGGGACTGGCTTCCCTTTCTTCCTTAGCGCCTCTTCCTTAAGTTTCCAGTTTTCCTCGTGTCGCCGGTTTGTCATCTTCTGGATCGCGTTATAAATGCGCGTTTCAGTGATGTCCTTCAACTGCATCCCTGCAAAATGCTGCAGCCAGAATCCGATCCGACTTTTGTCATCATCCAGTGACTTCTTGTGCGCCTTCTCCTCAAGCCATCTGACACACGCTTCCTCGAATGTCATGTCAGGCGTTTCGCCAAGTTTGCTTACTCGCCATGCTTCGGCTTTTAGCTTGTCATGAAGTTCCGTTGCCTGCCTTTTGTCCTTTGTCCCAAGAGACTGTTTAAATCTTTTGCCGTCCGGCAATGTGAAACTGGCGTACCAGGTCTCACCTCTGCGGAAAATTGACATAATGATTCCTCTTTCATGCCATCAACCGCGCTCACGCTGACAGTGTGCAACGGATTATTAACGGCGGCAATGCAGGCCTGTCGGGTTAAAATGTACTGTGATCTTGGCTTGTCTGATTTCCGCGATGCGACTAATCGACCTGACCTGATCCACTTTCTTAGTGTTGGCTCGGATACCCCGCAAATACTGCAAGCCTCAAGAAATGAAATTGAGTAAGAATCCATTGGTTATCTCCAGGCAATAAAAAAGCCGCTGGTCTGCGGCTATTTGAGTTGGATGTGGGGGATTTTTCCGGATGCTATAGCGTCGTAAATATTTATGGCCTGAGATGCAGAAATCGGTGCCTGCCAGTGCTCGCTCTGCGACTCAACCTGAAGGCGTGTTATGGCTTCTTCACGATTTTGTTCAGATGCTGAGCGGATAGGGCGGAAAGCGCCATGCGGTGATGAGTAGTCTAAAATTTCATACGCCTTCGGTCCCTCAATCCACCTACCAACCACACGCCCATCATCATGCCCGATAATTTTAGCCCGACACCATTGACTACTTCCTGAGTCGAATAACGCTTCACACTCACAACCAACCGGCGGCAATCCCTCTCCATTCCACTGCGGCTGACTGGCGGCCAGTGCTGATTCGTATTGTTTCCTGTTTATCTTTACGGCCGCATCATGATTCTGCCGTCTGTGGTCGTCGCATAATTCGTCGTGAAACCATCCGAGAGGTCGCATCTCCATGTCATAATCCTGCCATATATATTCAACGCCATAAGGCCACCCGCCACGCTTCGGTAATTCCTGCACCAAAATATCAATCAGTTTCACGTTATCCTCCAGGCAAAAAAGAAGCCGCCCGCAGGCGGCGTTTCTCAGCTCTAATTTCAGTCTTTCAAAAAAGCATCGGTTGAGTGAGACATCTCGCCTGTAACCAATTCGGCATCAGTGCAGGTGACGATTGCTGTGGTGTGCGGGTTGTGGTTCTCAGCGAGATATTTCATAAGCGGCTCTGCGGCAGCGATGAATGCTGCACGGTTTACGTCAGAGATGTTGCATTCTCCCGTGCATGGGCCTGTATCGGTAAAAAAATTTGTGCAGGCGTAGTCGTGAATTTTCATGGTTATGTCCTAAAAAATGCCCGCACAAGGCGGGCCAATGGATGATGAGGTTGGTGCGACATTGCACCGGATAGCCGACTCAGGGAATCGGCTGGCAGGTGTTAGTCGTCCTCATCGTCCCACCAATCATCGTCATCACCTTCATGGCAATCAGTCATAAGCGGATTGGTAGCTGCTAGCATTTCATTTGCCGCGCCCCGTCGCTGGAGTCGGCGAAGCGCTTCGTATAATTCAAAAGCTTCTGTGCGCTCATCCCCAACGTCGAGTGAGCATGCAACCTGGTGCGCCTCAGTAACCAGAGTTGCAAGGTTGTTTCGAATATCCTGAATAGTGCTCATATCTCTCCTCATGCCACCCGCATAGCGCGGAGGTGTTTAATGCTCTCGCTGTCTTCAAGTTCGGCACGAATACGCCTCGCCTCGTGATAGTCGAGGTATTCGAAATCCTGGTTAAATCGGTCGATTGAAGCGGTGTTAATCCGGCCCTGTCGCCAGTAGCGGACTATTTCTGATGTGGTGCTGTGGATTATTACGGGCCAGTTGTGTTGATCAGCGTATATCTGACCGCGTTGGATTAGCTGGAACATTGGCTGACTCCTGCATCATGAGGAAGACAATCATTGCCGAACGCAAGGCTTTATCGCATGGCTGATGAGATACAACGTGAACCTTTAGATCGTCAATTCCGTAGGCAGTTACCCACTCCACAGGGACATCGCACTGCGTCTCAGCATCGTATTCAATGCTGATTCGGTTGGCAGAAATAATCGACCATGCGTCGGCTGGATTGTTGCATGGGTTGAATACACCACGCTCAACTTCAACTTCTACGGCATCACCGCCAACAACATCCCCTTCATATGAGATAAGAACCATCGAGCCACCATCACCTTCTTTGTAGTCTGGAGCGCCACCATGAAGCGCTTCAAACACCGCAGCGTTTATCTCAAAGTCGCTCATCTTGCTGTAATCCATCACATCATCCCCCTTTGCTTAGCCCGCTTCTCACTATCCTGCTGGCAACTGGCACAGCGCTGACACCCCGGCACCTTCACCCGGCGCAACTCCGGAATATCATCACCGCAATCCGTGCCGTGCGTAGCTGATACCGCGCCGCTGAATGTGCGCCGGTTCGCCAGCGCTATCTGCAAATTGTGTTCAACCTGCTCGTTGGCAGCGTCGATTAGTTCTGCGCTCATGCAGCCTCCACATCTTCAATGTATTCCTTGCCGATCCGCTCCAGTTCATCCCTGGACACGGTAGTGATTTGCCCGCGCTGGCGGATGTACGGGCGCCAGATAAGGAACAGTGATCCCTTCGGGTTAGACTGTCGCTTTCCCGTTCTGCTGACCGGTACAAACTGAATCCGCCCGCCGGTAACCAGCCGTACTTCGTCGACGCTCTCCATCGCAAGGCTGAACCATCCCGTTGAGATATCCGCAGGAACAAGCATCACTACCGGCTGTCCCTGCCGGCGGCATTGCTCATCTGCTTTCCGAACCCACGGCGTGATATCGGAATAGGGCGGGTTTACCCATACAGGCCCGTAGCTCACCCATTCACAATTCAGCGCGTTATCCAGTTCAGTGAGATAGTGACCGCATAACGCATTACTCTGGCTGGCAGCAGCGTCAAGGTAGAAGCCAAACTCAGCATCGAGAGCGTTGAATATCTCGACAGGAGTCTGCCAGTAGTCGCGCTCGGCGGTGGGGGTTGTTGATCCTCCGTAGTCACTCATTGTTACCTCTCTAATCCTGTCTGACGTGACCGTAGCGACCAGTCCAGACATGCTCCTGTGTCTGTGCTGGCTGGCGGGGTCCGATGGCAACGAAGCGTGGGAACGTCGCTGCCTGCTGATTCATGAGCCAAACAGCCGCCTCGTACCGGCGCTGTTCATGTCGCTCCATGCGAGCTTCCTTGCTCTCCGGCTCCTGCTGATTATCGAATCCGTCGATAAGTTCTTTCATGCGGCTCAGAACCTCTTCACGAGAACCAGCACTTTCAGGCGGGCGCAGGTAATCCGCCCCGGGAAGAGGTGAAACCATTTCAAAATTCCTTATTGAGTTAAATCAGAAGGGGGTATCGTCCGAAAAATCCATTGGAGGTTCACTGCTGGATTGAGCCTGGCGTTGTGGTTGCTTGTTTTGCTGTTGTGGTTTGCGGGATTGTTGTTGACCGCCTGACGGCTCGCCGCCCTGACGTCCGCCTAACATCTGCATCACGCCGCCGATTTGTGGAACGTTAATCTCGGTGGTATAGCGTTCCTGACCAGATTGATCGGTCCATTTTCGGGTACGCAGTTGGCCTTCGATATAAACCTGAGAACCTTTACGCAGGTATTCTCCTGCCACTTCAGCCAGTTTGCCGAACAGCACAACACGGTGCCATTCGGTTTGCTCCTTCATCTCACCGGTCTGCTTATCCCGCCATGATTCTGATGTCGCCAGTGTCATATTCGCCACAGCGCCGCCGTTAGGCAGATATCTAACCTCGGGATCCTGCCCGAGGTTGCCAACGAGAATTACCTTGTTTACGCCTTTAGTCGCCATTTATGCCGCCTGCTTTAGCTCTGAGCCGCGCGTTTTAAATACGTCTACGCACTTCTGTTGATGTTCTGGATACTTAGCCAGAGCGTTCCATGCTGGCTTGTAAATGCCCTTCAGTTCTTCAATTGTTCCGCAGTTTGCGGCCAGCGCCGAGAAGTCGGCCAGAATGTCGTCAGGAGAACGCGCTGCAACCTCATGAGTTTCAGCATCCGGGTCGACCGCAGTTTGCTCGGTAGGAATACAGAAGGCCTGAAATGCAGCGTATTTGTAGGCGATAGACATCGCTTTATTTGTGGCCTTGTCGCCGCTATCCATAGCCTCACCGTAAGTGATAACGGTGTGCTTACTTCCATCTTCGGTTGCCACAAAATCGAATTCAGCTTTAACGACAACGTAAAACAACACGCCGCCTTTTTGTGTTGTACGCTCCGTTACCGTGCGCTCTGTGATTCGGGGAAGAATAACCAGCCCATGCTTAGCCAGCATTGGTGCAAGCGCGTTGTATACCTGGTCGATTCCGCGGAAATTGAATCCCTGCTGGCGATTTTCTCTGTCCTTGCTAATCCCCTGTTCAGCCATGTCCCTGGCTACAGCGCTTATTGCCTTGTAAACAATCATGTGAAGTCTCCTGCAAACTCTGCCCATGTGATCGGCGGGTTATTTCGTTCCGCTGCCAGATTGATTTGCTGCTCTACTTCTTCCTCAATTTCGGGAGAAATAAGCGCAATAAATTCTTCATCGTTAAAGTCATGCAGCATGGGTTTTATTCCAGTCGTCGTTCTGAATATCGTGCCAGCCCATCGCTATTTCCCATGCCCACTCATAGGCTGATTTAAGGCCCTCTTTGGTGTCGGGAAATGACGCTTCGTAGAGCTTGTTAAAGTCACGATTACCTTGCTGAACCAGTACGGTTCCGTTAACGGGTAAAATAGTCATCATGGCGTTCCCGGCTGATTGAGAATATCCGCCAGCCGTTTCCAGCCAGCGCGTAAATTACGGGTAATGCGCTCCAGAAGAGACTCGTTTAGCTGGAAGGCACCCATACGCGTGCCTCCCGCGATTGCGTAAATCATGGGTGGTTTCCTTGTATTGTGTGATTGCATAACTAAGCCGCCTCGGTGAAGCGACTGAGGTATGAAAAAACCCGCCGGAGCGGGTTACACATCCGTTTTTTGGAGATAGGCTTCCCTAAGCTTCTTGCATCGCTCTAAAACCTCTTCCGCCTTACGAATATCTACATCAAGTTTTGTTGTAATCCAGGCCTCTTGCGCGCTTTGAAAATCGCTGAAGAATCTAGAGGTAGATCTGAGTGTTGACTTACCATCCCAACGACTAACTACGGTCTTTGCAATTACCTGCTTGGCTGTAACCTTCTCAGCAACCAATTTACTTATCGACGGGAACTCACAATTAACCGTGACCGCGTAAAACACTTGCCCAACCTGCAAGTCCTTTATTTGCAATTCCATACCCTTACCCTCTGTAGTTGCCCGCTTATTCGGGATTGTTTGCATGTGGCTAATGGCTGATTAACCATTACTCAGATGCAAAGCCGCAATTAAGCGGCTGAGTTTTCTTCTTTCAGGCTTTCCAGATAGTCACGCGGGTCGTCGTAATACTCGCTGTGCCAGTCAATCCACTTATCTGTTAATTCCATGTCAGCCATGTCTGCTTCCGTCAGGCTTTCATCCCACATCTGGAGTCCGCTGGCGTTGCAATAATCAGGCTTGATATTGTTTTCGTACTGGAACATGTCGTATTCAGCGAGGGCATCCATCATGCGAACACCTTCCTCGACGCTATTTACTTCAACGACAAAAGACTTCATTGGCACTTGCGGGATATGCCAGACACGTAATTTCATATTTCCTCCAGGCAAAAAGAAGCCGCCCTGACTGCGAGCGGCAAATAAACATCAAGGGATGATTTCTCAATCTAACCAGAACAGGTCTTCGCTCCTGTTTGGTTACGAGCGATATTGCTCACTATCGACTCTCTGTGAAAGTCGATAAGGTGCTTATTCGTTTGGCAACTCTGGATATTCCATCCAGTGTGTAATCCCTGCTGATAAATACATTTTTGTGTATTTCTGGTTGCCATTTTCATCAAGACCGTCAGTAACATCATCGAAATAGTCTTGAATATGAACCATGTCATAGCCACCTTTTGGAAATCCATGGTTGTGCCATTCGTGGCCTGTAATCGAGCAAACAAGAACACATGCATCACGCGATTCTGGTAATCGCTCACTGCATTTAACCCACTCCATCACACCTCCCCAAGCGCTTTGCTGATAGCTACGCGGGCCTTGTTCATTACTCCGTACCACTCCGGGTAAGTAACGTTTCGACCTTCTGCCATCGCCTTTTCAGCTAATTGCAAAGCAGTTAGCAATTCCGGCGCGGCGGCAATGAGTCGGGCGTTGGCATTCTGGACTTCATCGCTTTCACCGAAATCGACATAAGCTACCGGGATTACCATGCCATATGACTGATCATCATCTTTGCTAACCGGGCCAATCCCTCTGCCTGCTGATTCTCTTACCCACGGCCCGGGCGTTCCTATAAATTCCATATCCCTCACCTCTGTTAACGTTGCTAATAAAAAAGGCCGCCTAAGCGACCTGAGACTCCCATTTGCGGGCATTACATCGGTTCATCCATGCCAGCTTTACGTATAAGCCGTGACTTACACCATCACGCATTGCCGCCCTGCATTTTTCGCGATAATGCCGGTAATCTTCGCGGCATTCATTGGCAAATTCAGACGCTGTATCTTTCATCAGCTACCTCGCTGTAACGTTATTTGATTTACGATGCCCTGCTGCGTACATCGCCACCTCGGGCAGGCAGCATGAGCCTTCATAGCGCTGAACCTGTGAAGTTATAGTCACCACCTCAGCCCGCATTGTTGGCTTGCGCTTGCATTGCAACTCAACTCGCGCCGGGGTAGGGCGATGCATCACTTCTGAGCTGATAGCGGCTTCACTCTGAAGGTGAGCGCGGCGCTCACGTCTACGAGCTGCCGACGAACCGTTAAATGCTGTTCTGCGTGACATAGATACCTCCTGAGTGAACTTTGGTGATGCGATGCCAGGCGCTTATCTTCTGGTTGTCTCAATGGACTGCAATTCGTCGCATCCCAAAGCACACGCTTTGGTACTAATTGGCTTTGCAGCCACGTAGGTGAATCCATCACCGTTGTAGAAAGAGCGTGTTGTCCGTTTCGTTTTCGCCAGCGTCCTGCTGATGGGTTAAATATACACGTAATGTGATTTTATCGTCAATCACAATATGTGTATTATTTTTAATCTCACGTTATGTGTATGACTCGATTAACAATTTATTTTTTGTGTGCTCAATCTGCCGCCTGTGATAGCTTGTGATGGTCAAAATCTGAGCGATTACCGATGCAGGTTTGACGGGAAAGTGCTGGTTTAATGAAAAAGTGCAGGAGTGGTGGTTTAGTGCAGGAGTAACATGTGTGGGCGCAGTGATTTTTGGATCTAAGAGTAACTTATTGATTTATATCGGATGCCGCTTTTAGCGGTTAGTGTAAGTTATTGATTTTGTCGTGGGCGCAGTGAATTTTGGATCGTGCAATGGCAGGCAATAAAAAACCCGGCGCGGTGGCCGGGTCAATCGTTACGCTGATTTTCTAGGGTGTTTACAGTATTTCGCCAACAACCCAGCAAGCTGATCTTCTTTTGGCGGTTTTGGCAGGTTATTTCTAACATTGCTGCGTTTTTGGGCTTCAGCAACCCTATCGCCAAAGTACCGCTTAAATATCTCGTAGTCAGCGCAGCTTATTGGATCTACATCGTAAAATGCTAACTTTCCGTAAATAGCGCAAAACCAGTCAGCACATTGAATGGTTTGATATAACTTGCTATCGACCTGAACCGGCGCTTCAAGAAGTTGGTACTTTTCTTCTTGATGCATCTCATAAATCGCTTCTTTGACTATCTCACTTCTCATTTCATGATCATCCATGAAAATTAGGAACTGAGCGTCTTGGTTTTTAAATTCGTTATCTAACCTCTTGATGACCTCTTTGAAGCTAGATTTATATGTCCGCTGAGGATTATGGGTTTCTACACCTACGCGCTTAGCTTCACCTACGTAGAAAAGAAATCCACCGTAACGTGTAACTGTGTTTATAAGTCTATTTGTGCTTCTTGTGAGGTGGGTCTTGTATTGCGTGAGGTTTTTGACTGAATACTGTTTAGAGCCTTTTTTTTCCCAGCAAGAGAGCTGGAAGCGCTCGTTTTTAGCTTGTGCCTTTTTTCTTGCTTCTGGTATGTCATAGGCACCGAAAAGCTGTTGTTTTGTTTTGAAGAAATAGTGAGAAAAGTCTCTTACTCTATTCGCTGGAAGAACAAAGCCACCAAGACCAAAAACCGGATGAGTGTTGTGCTGAGGATGATCCTTCGATATGTATGGCCCATCATGGCCAAACTCATCTAAGTAGACTATGAATATATTTGACATTTCCTTGCCCCATATACACGGAAGCCCGACTTAAAAAAGCCGGGCCCCGGAATCAGCAGCAGAAAATCGTAAGATTTCCCGCCTCTGATCGAAGAGTATTATTCAACAAGACATGATTGTCAAGAACATTACAAACAACTACATCACCTAAAAAAATCATTAACCCGCAACAACAAAATCATGTACTTACGCTAATTTCGACCTACTCAAAGATATCCTCAGGCCACTGCGCCTTAACCACCTTGCCGATGATGCGGCAATTCTCGTTGCACGGAATGCTCTCATAGCGCGGGCTTGGGTTAAGCGGCTCCAGCCAGTGCTTGCCGTCATCCCAGGTGTATTTCTTGAATGTGACCTCGGAATCGCCAAACACGCCAGCTACGCAGAAATCTCCTGCGTCCACCTCTTCTGCCGGATCCACCAGGATAAGCATTCCTTCCGGGAAGCTGGGCCGCATTCCCTGCGGTGCGGTCATAGAGTGACCCTTCACCTCAAGCCAGAACGCGTCTTTGCTGGCCTTCTTGGTGGTAGAAACCCACTTTTGAGCGTCATCCTCAGTGAACGTGCCAACTTCTGAAAACTGTCCGGCCTGTACCGTAGTGAACAATGGGTATTCGTACTGCTTATAAACAGGACCAGATTCATCGCCAAACAGGATCAGTGATGGAGATACACCCAAGACGGACGCCAGTACCAGTGCATCATCCGCACTAACCTTGCGCGTACCAAGCTCGTAATTTCCAAGGCGCGACGGAGCAGCCCAACCACAAAGTTTGGCTAGCTGCGCCTGGCTAAATCCCTTTGCTTCTCTGAGGGACTTAATCCTTTCCCCGATAATCTCATGCATAGTTTTCATACCGATAATCTATCACGGCATGTGATTACTGTATTTACACAAGGTGAGATTGACAGTTAATCACATATTGTGAATAATAAGTTTGTATCAACCGAAAAGGAGACTGCAATGAACAACATTGCACAGCAGCGAAAGAAAATTGGAGTTTCGCAAGCTGTTCTAGCTGAGGCAATTGGTTGGGGGCAGTCCCGGATTGCCAATTACGAACTCAACATTCGAACGCCGGGCCTTAACGATTGCCGCGAAATCGTAGAAGCATTAAAGAAACTTGGCTGCAAATGCACCCTCGATGAAGTGTTCCCACCTTCAGATAGCAAAGCAGCATAAACAACACCGCTCTTTTCACAACGGACATGACGTCCTACGTCGCTGCAAAGCGAATCCCAAATCAATAAACAACAATGCGTCACCCGTTATGGGTGTGCGCTCATTAACTATTCACTAAAGGGAAGTATCACAAATGGAACGTACACATACACGCACAGAAGCGCGGCAGATTGAAAGCGCTCTGCTCAACAAAATTGCAATCAAGGGTAGTAAAGAAATCGCTGACGCTATCGGCATTGACCGGTCGCAAATCACGCGCTGGAAGAAGGACTTCATCCCGAAGATATCAATCCTTCTCGCCGTTCTGGAGTGGGGTGTTGTCGATGACGAAATGGCACATCTTGCCCGTCAGGTTGCATCAATCCTGACCAAAGAAAAAGCCCCAAACGCGCCAACGTTTGAGGCCTGATCACACTGTGTTACGCCAACACAACTTACAGGAGATATTTTAATGCGAAAGAGCAGAAAGCACCAGGAAAATGAAGAGATTCGGCACCCTGATTCCCCTGATGGGTTGGTGGTAGCAGCCGCTAATAACCGGGCGTTTGCCGCTCGTTTTATTGGTGAATTCAGATTAGCACTGGCAAAGGTCAGGGGGGAAAATGGGCGTCGTTAAGTTAGTCAGCAGAACGGAGGGAGTGCCCTCCAGGAGCTCATGCGTGGACAACAGAAAGTCTGGCCACTTCGCTCTGTTCAGAAGCGCTCTGGATGCACCATGGGCAACAGATACAGCGAAGCTTGCCCTGTGGGTTAGGTTGCTCAGCCAGGCGAGATTTAAGCCCGGTATGGTTGAATTCGCTGGTCGTGAGTGGTTTCTTGAGGCTGGTCAACTCGTAACAACGACCTCGATAATGGCCCGGAAATTACGCGATCAGGAAGGTAACGAAAAAAGCGCTAAGTCAGTAGAAAGAATGCTCAATTTCTTCTCCCGGGAAGGAATGATTAACACCAAAGGGACGCCATTTGGAACCGTGATAACGATCACTAATTACTGTGAATATCAGGGCGTTTCAGGCGTCGAACCTATCGTCGAGCCATCCGTCGAACCCAAACCCAGTAACGGCGCGGGTTTAAGACTGGTAGGCGTCGAACCCTCCGTCGAACCAACCGTCGAACAGAATAAGAATGTAGTTAATAAGAATAATAAAACCCCCCTTACCCCCCAGGGGGAAAAATCGCTCGCTCAGGATGTGATGGATTACTTCAACGAGATAACGGGAAGTCGCTGCGCTGCCCTGGCTCCTTTTGAAAAAGCGCTAACCACCGTGAAGAGCAAAGACCAGTGCTATACCGCTGAAGAACTCAAGCTGGTTATCCGCTGGGCTCATGTGAACTGGGGGCACAGCTTCAAGCCTGAGAACCTGTGCCGCATGACTCGCTTTGACGGATACCTGTCAGACGCCCTGATTTGGGCGGACGGGCAGGGAAGTAATCCGGAAGTATGCCCCCACGAAGAAATAATAAAAATCTGGAATAGCAAGTTCCCTGCGAAGGCTGTCTCCCTGCATGAATGGAATCGACGCCGACCGGCCTACCGTGACCTTGAGGCGGTATGGAACGGCAGGACCACCCAGGGTAACTGGCGTGAGCTGAAACACATGAGCATGGCATTTGACCTGATCGGCAAATCCACCCTTTTCGCCAACAAACAGGGTGAAGCCTGGTTAACTCTGGACTGGATTCTGAATCCGAAAAACTGGGGGGCTGTCTATGAGCAGGCCATCAACGAACACAGGCAGCGAAAAGGAGTGCCTGCATGAGCAGATTTGTTGATTTATACATCGAGCGTAACGTGCTTGGAACGATCATGTTGGCCCGGGATGAGTTCTCTGATGCGGCACTGGACGCCATCGAAGGGCTCAATGAAAACGACTTCACTGTATACGGGCACAAAGTCGTACTGGCGACCCTGAAGCGACTTAATTCAATTGGATCACCTGTAGACCTTCTTACCGTGACATCTGACATCGAGGCGAGAGGGGAGCTGGATAAGGTCGGCGGATTTGGTTACCTGGCTGAAACTACCAAAGACATTCCGTCACTGCGAAACCTTCCCACATACGTCCAGAAGCTGAAGGAATTAACCTCAGGGCGAAATATGGTTCAGATGCTTCAGGAAGGCATTCAGAAGCTCACTGAGCCAACCACGGAGAGCGTACAGGACATCATCGGCAGTATTCAGGCCAGTATTGGTGAGGTCGAAGTGTTCAGGGATGCGGGAACCCGCCATATCCTGGACGGGATTGAAATAGCCATTGAAGAGGTTGAGTCCATTCTGAATGGTGACATGTGGAAACACAGGACCCAGCTTGGCATGACCGACATCGACAAGGCGTTCGGCGGATTCAATAACACTGACTTCATCGTCGTTGGCGGAAGACCTGGCATGGGTAAAACCATGTTCAGCACGACCGCCACAGAAACGGTGGCTCTGAAAAGCAAAAAGCCGGTGCTTTTCTTCAGCCTGGAAATGCCAATTGAGCAAATATCTCAGCGCATCGCTTTTCACCGTGCAGGCGTGAGCAAGGAAGGTCTACTTGGTGAGAACGGGAAGAATCAGGATCTGGAATGGGCGAAAGTAGGCCGGTGCCTCGAAGAATTTACCCGCGCCCCGATTCACATCAACGACAAAACATCACTAAGCGTTCACCAGATCCGCTCCGAAGCCCGGAGGATGCATAAAAAGCTCGGCGGGCTTGGCGTTATTGTCATCGACTACATCCAGAAGATGAAAATGACGAACCCGGAAAACATGAACCAGTCAGTTGGTGAAATAGCAACAGGCCTGAAGAATCTGGCAAAGGAATTACGCTGCCCGGTTATCGCTCTTTCACAGCTAAGCCGAAAGGTCGAAGAAAGGGCCAACAAACGACCCGTTAACTCTGACCTGCGTGAATCTGGCGTCATTGAGCAGGAGGCGGATGTAATTTTCATGGTCTACCGCGATGAGAAATATAACCCGCAGACTGAGCTTAAAGGCGTGACAGAAATCATCTGTACCAAGTCACGGCATGCCCCGGGAGCTGAGAAAACATATTTCTTCAGCAACGCCCACTCCGGACTTGATCCATACGCGTTTTCCCGAAATGAAACCATGGAGTATCACGATGACTACGAATGCTAAGAAGGGCGACAAAGAGGCCATGGAGAGAGCTAAAAATTATCTCTACCGAATTTGTGCCGAATTAACTCTTGTTTCGGGTGAGCACCCCGAGGACCAGATGAGAATTGACAGCGCCCGCCGAATGGCAGCAGATAACGCGCTTAGGCTTGAATCTCACATAAGGGGGTTTTGATGAGCGTCTTCGGCATGGACTACAAAGACGCAATCCTGCGCGAAGATGCAATGGAATGGCTTCTTCGAAATTATTACCGGTTTCCAGACGATATTGCACCCGGCAAATCGATGAGCGTTAACGTTTCCGATGTGATTTTTGCTGACTGGCGCTGGGTAAGAACGCTGGACGGTGAGATTCTTTTCGCTAACTGCATCCAGCCGGGAATAAGCGCTGACGAATTCAATGAAAGGCTGAAAGAAGCCACCTATTAACAGGGCCACTTACACAGTGGCTTTTTTATTTGAGGATAGAGATATGGACTTGAAGATGAAAATTATCGCCATGGTTGGACTTAGTCGATTTTCCCCGCGCTGGCTAAAAGTTTTATGTCTACAGGTGACGATGAGTCGCATCGAGAAAGCGTTTCGTAAGGTGTTCGCTGAAGACGTGCTGTCAAAAATAACCGACGAGCAGCGGAATGAAATTAACGCAATGATTGCAAAAATGAACACTGCAAGAGGGAGGGGATAAATCGTGAAAGTAAAAACATCAGAGCTTAGCGGTAAGTCGCTGGATTGGGCTGTGGCTGAAACTCAGGGAAGAAAACGCATCACCACCACTCGTAAAGAGTTTGGTTTGAATGTTGCGAAAAACATCGTGCCGCCTTACTCAACCGAATGGGCATGGTGCGGGCCGTTAATTGCCGCGTTCGGGGTATGGATATCTGACGATGAAGGCGCGTTTACGGCAAGCTGCAAACCACATTTTGACAGGGCTATTTATGATGCGGAAACACCTGAGATCGCCATCTGTCGCGCTGTAGTAGCTGCAAAGCTTGGCGATGAGGTAGACATTCCCGATGAGCTGATGGAGAGCCAGCAATGAAAAACGAGATGACTGTTACGCTGGGATGCCTTTACCGGGCAAAAGGGAGCGATGAGAAATTCATCGTAACTGGAGTTGGACTGGATAACATCCTGTTTGCCCCAATGCCACTTGTGAAATTGAACGGCACGTACATTGAGCACTGCAAACCCCGGAGTCAGTTTCAAAAAAGTTTCTCATCTTGTGAGCTGATGGAGGTGGGAGGATGACTTGCATACGCATACCTGGTGGAATTATTACTCTGAATGATTCATATCGGCTGCGGCTTGATGACGGAACATGCGTCTTTATGAGTTGGCATCATTACTGCGGTCCGGAGTTTTACAGAGACAGAAGCGAGCGCAGATATATCGATGAGTGGTGGGAAAATCCGCTAATTGTCAAAGCACTCGATTGGTTCGTTGGTCGCGGGAATAAAGCATAACAGCCAGCCTGCTGGCATGTGGAGGGCAATATGGAAGAGTCACGGAAACAGTTTGAGGCGTGGTTTAACGATAAATCCGCCTGGAAAATAAAACCATCAATGAGAACAAAGAAAGGATACGCCAATAATCCGTCAGCACAGGAAAAATGGGAGGTCTGGCAGGCCAGTCGCGCCGCTGTTGAGATTGAGTTGCCAAAAAAAAATGTCAGATACCCATTTGATGAAGCGTTTGATGATGGTTACACAGACGGTAAAAATGGGGCGATACAGGACTGCGCTGACGCCATCCGCGCCGCTGGTCTTACAGTAAAAGGGGACAGCAAGTGAGCGATTTGAAACCTTGTCCATTTTGCGGTGGGCATGTGGAGACTTTTACGACTGACGGAACTGAAGTTGGCACCTATTGGTATTGGGCGGAGTGCTGGGTTTGTGAAAGCAGGTCAGGACTCCATGAAACCGCAGAGAAAACAGCAGAGGCATGGAATCAGAGGGTCAACCATGAAGCAAACATACTTGCTTCGAAGCGAAGCAATCAGAAATAACGCCATAGACACCATTCTCTCATTACCACTCGACGATAAGTCACCTCACGAAATCCACGTTAAAGAGCCCAAGCGCACCAAAGCGCAGAACGACCGTCTCTGGCCGATGCTTCAGGACGTCTCGCGTCAGGTTCTCTGGCATGGACAGCGATTAGCGCCTGAAGACTGGAAAGACATATTCACCGCGCTATGGCTGAAGACGAAGAAGCTTGAGCAACGAAGCGTCCCGGGCATTGACGGCGGCGTTGTGCTGCTCGGCGTTCGTACCAGCAAGATGCGCAAGGCCAGCATGACGGAGTTAATCGAAATCATGTTCTGGTTCGGCGCTGAGCGAAACGTCAGGTGGAGTGATAATTCTCGCCGGGAATACGAATGGGCCCAACGAACAGGAAAAGCAGCATGAACAAATACCGACTTATCTATGCGGATCCACCCTGGCAATATCGCGACAAAGCAAATGATGGCAATCGCGGTGCCAGCCATAAATACGATGTTATGAACGTGCAGGATATTTGCCGATTGCCAGTATGGGATTTGGCTGATCCTGATTCCTGCCTGCTCGCTATGTGGTGGGTTCCGACGCAGCCGGTAGAGGCGCTGAAGGTTGTCGAGGCGTGGGGTTTTCGGCTGATGACCATGAAGGGATTTACCTGGCACAAAGTGAACAAGCACAAAGGCAACAGTGCGATCGGCATGGGCCACATGACCCGGGCAAATAGCGAGGACTGCCTGTTTGCTGTGCGCGGTCGACTACCTGAACGAATGGATGCATCAATCTGCCAGCACTTCACCGCCCCTCGAATGGAACACAGCGCGAAACCGCCTGTCGTCAGAGATATGCTGGTTAGGTTGTTGGGGGATACGCCGCGCTGCGAGCTTTTTAGCCGCGACAAAGTTCCAGGCTGGGATATGTGGGGCAATCAGTGCGAAAGCGATTTCGAATTTGCTCCCGGAATAGCGATTAAGCCTGACAAAAGGATGATCGCATGACACGACGACAAAGCCCAACGCAAAAAGCCTTAGACAATCTCATCTACCGCGTCACTCGCCGCACTAAACGCAAGCCAGAACCAAACCCATCCGACATTAAATCATTCCCGTATACCGCTCATCTCACCCAGGTGAAATGGGACCGTATGCGTGCGAGGAAAAGACATGACAGCGTACTACAACGAGATTGATCCATACGCTGCGCAATGGTTGAGAAACCTAATCGACGCAGGACAGATAGCCCCAGGAATTGTTGACGAACGGAGTATTGAAGATGTTACAGCAGACGACTTACGCGGATTCACCCAGTGCCACTTTTTCGCCGGGATCGGCGTGTGGTCTCATTCCCTCCGTCTCGCCGAATGGCCCGACGATAAACCAGTCTGGACAGGTTCCTGCCCGTGCCAGCCTTTCAGCGCGGCAGGCAAAGGCGATGGGTTTGCTGACGAGCGGCACTTATGGCCCGCTTTCTTCCACCTCATCAGCGAGTGCCGACCTCAGCATGTCTTTGGCGAACAGGTTGCAGCAGGTAACGCAAACGCATGGTTCGACCTTGTACAAACAGACCTGGAAGGAATGGACTACGCCTTTGGGCTTGTGCCGTTTACGTCAGCGGGCATCGGTGCCCCGCACATCAGAGAGCGGGCCTACTGGGTGGCCCACGCCGGTAGCCAACACGAATCCGCAACCGGAAACCAAACGGGGCTTGCAGCATGTCGCCGGTGCGGCTCGGTTGACGGGTTGGCAGACGCCGGTGGCGAACGATGCGAACGGATCAACCCATTGTTACAGCGGAAAGAACCCGGACGGAACGCCGAAAATCTGCCTGAAACTACCGGGAACGGTCCTTCTTGCGGGATGGGTAACGCCAACGTCTCGCGACTGGAAAGACTCAGCGGGCCTGACGGCGCAGCGGGACGGGAAGGACAGAGTGGATCAACTGCCGCGCCAGGCATTTATGACGGGATGGCCGACGCCAATGGCGGGAGCAACAGCCAGAAACGGGTACAACGCAACGGTGAACACGGACAGCCTCAGAAAAACAGTTGTTCTGTGCGGCGGGGAGTTGAAGGGATCGGGAGTTACTACAACTTTCCAGCACTCAGCACCCTTGAGGTTAACGGTTTTTGGCGAGATGCGGACTGGCTGTTATGTCGAGATGGCAAATGGCGTCCAGTTGAACCCGGCACATTCCCGCTGGTTGATGGGGCTGCCGCACGCCTGGGACGAGTCGAGCCCGGGGTGGCAAGAGTGGCAAGCAGCAACCGCGTCGGCAGGCTGAAGGGTTACGGCAATGCCATAAACGCACAGGCGGCTGCGGCATTCATTCGGGCTTATACGGAGTGCCAGCCATGCTAACTCCTGAATCCTCCCACCATTACGAACAGCAATCCATTACCCGCGCTGGTTATTGCTGTAGCTGCACTAATCCATTAGCTGAAGACGAAACCTACTGTTGCGAATCCTGTGCTCTGGAGAGCGTTGTCTATCGCGACCCCAATCTACACATGACGGACGAAGAAGATGGCTAAACCTAACTCACCTGGCAAGCCCTACACGAAGCGTGAGACGGACTACATCAGGCGCGTCGCCGGAAAGGTGCCGGTGGCTCTGATAGCTGAAACCCTGAATCGCACACCATCAGCAATAAAGCAATGGGCAAGCGCTAACGGTGTGCATCTTCGCGTACCTCATAAAATCATGGTTAAGCACTGGAGGGAATATGTCTCGCAGCATCAGACGGCGATGTAAAAACGAAGAATGCCGGGAGTGGTTCCACCCCAAATTTGCGAATGTATGGTGGTGCTCACCGGAATGCGGAACAAAACTGGCACTGGCAAAGCGGAGCAGAGAACGAGAGAAAGAGGAAAAAGCAGCAGACAAAAAGCGACGACGAGAAGAACAGCAGCAGAAAGACAAACTCAAAGTAAGACGCCTCGCATTAAAACCCCGTAGTTACTGGATTAAGCAAGCCCAGCAAGCAGTAAACGCCTTCATCAGAGAAAGAGACCGCGACTTGCCATGCATCTCGTGCGGAACGCTCACGTCTGCTCAGTTCGACGCTGGTCACTACCGTACCACGGCGGCAGCGCCACAACTGCGGTTCGATGAACGAAACATCCATAAACAATGCGTCGTATGCAATCAGCACAAGAGCGGAAATCTGGTTCCGTATCGGGCTGAGCTAATCAGGCGGATAGGCATTGAGCAGGTGGAGGACATTGAATCCAACCATAACCGACATCGCTGGACTATCGATGAGTGCAAGGCAATCAAGGCGGAGTATCAGCAGAAGCTTAAAGACCTGCGTAACAGACGGGAGGAAGCGGCATGAATATCGAATTCTACATCGCTGTTGGCGTCTGGGCGGCGCTTCTCTTTGTCTGGCTACCCATCCAGAGCTACCGGCACAAAATGCGACTTAAATCGCTCAGGGCTATACGCAAGGGTAATTACGTAATGTGCAAATACCGGTTCATCAAGTCTTTGTCAGGAGGCCAGTCATGTCAGTAACAGCCATCAACTCAGCACAGCAGCGCCACAAAGACCGGGAGATGCTGGAAAGCATCCGACACCAGAAGGAGAACCTCCGAAAGGTAATAGAAGGGCTGGAGCGCCTTGAAAGGGATTTAGAGAAAAACCTTGGCATTAATCCGGATGGAGGCGACGCAGCATGATCACAACGAAAGAGTTTGATATTGATACAGAAGAGAAACTCGAACTGGCAAAGTTGTATGAGGCGCTTTATTACAACCCGGACACAGGTAACTTCTCATCTAAACTTCATGCTGGCGTCCGGATGAGGTGCATCATTGCCAACAATGGATATATCTACGTTTGCTACGGCGGAAAAAAATACGCCGCTCATCGACTGGCCTGGTTCTATTATCACGGGCGATGGCCGAAAGAAGAAGTAGATCATGTCAATGGCAACCCATCTGACAATCGCATCAAAAACCTGAGGGAAGCAACTCGCGAGCAAAATACTCATAACCAGCGATTACGGAAAAACAACACTTCCGGAATCCGATGCGTCAGCAAGAATCGCGCAAACGGGAAATGGAAAGTTCAGATTTGGCGGTTCGGTCAGAGATTTCAACTCGGTGAATATGCCGACAAATCAGAGGCTGCAAGAGTTGCGAATGAATTCCTGCGGAAAACAGACGAGGAATTTTTCTGCGACGTTCGGGCAAAGCATGAATTACCTGATGACCAAATCGCTTTGCTGGCGACCATCAAAAGGTCAAAAGACCTTGGATATAAACCAAGGCTTTTGCCAGAAAACAGAGTATGGGTTTCCCACATGTTAAATGCCTGGGGTCGGTGGGCATATAGTGGGATGAGCGAGAAATCTCAGGTTAGCCCAATTGCCAGATTCATGGAGTCAGTGTCAGGTCGGGGGGCCATTACATCTGACGGAATCGTGGCAATCATGGAAAGCCTTCACAACAGAGGTTACCACGGAGAAGATCTTATCAAGAAGATGGCGCAAATCATCGCAAATCTTAAACACTCAAGCGCACCGGCTTGCACCGATGAGGAAGGGATGTTTATGGATCGCATAATTCTGGAGTGTTTAGGCAATAAAACCGTACTCACCAGAGTAGCCATCAATTATTACGTTTACGGGCATGCTACTGAAACTATCGCGCAGTATATCCAGAGGATAACCAGAGGCTCCTTAACCATGCCTCAGGCTCGCGACAGAGTGAGGTGGTGCATTAGTTTAATTGAGGCAAGAGTTTATCACGCTGCAATGAAGGAGATTGATGAAGCTGAATTCACTAAATTTGCAGCATAAGTAATATTTATCCGAAAGTGCTTGCAAAAAAATTATTACCTGGTAAATTTGAGATATGCTCGGGAGCGTAAAGCGAAGAGCGGGGTGGTGAGATAACAGAGGCGGCTCTCACCACCGATTCCGCCTAGTTGGTCTAGCCACGTGATTGCGTGACGACTCCAACCATCGCAGGCTGAGAGGTCTGCATAAGTTGAAGCAGTACTGGTTGCAAGAGTGACCAATGAAGCCCGAGGTTAACGCCTTGGGCTTTTTTATTTCCGGGTCAGAAGCACAGCGGTTGTGCGTTCGGCTGTTAACCGAATGGTCGAAGGTTCGAATCCTTCCTGTCCCGCCAATTTTGCTGGTTTAGCTCCAATGGTAGAGCGGTCGCCTTGTAAGCGAATGGGTAGCGGTTCAAGTCCGTTAACCAGCACCATATTGAGCCATAGCCTCTGTTCATCCTGCTTTCACCAGTGATGTTCACGCTATGGCCTTCTACAATGTTCGCATCAAAAAATGAGCCGAATAACTCCCTCATTCGGCTCATCACGACATTTTCTGTTAGCGCTTATCTAAACTCCGGTCGTCAACTCAATACCCTCATCGAACCTCTGCGGTTACTGGATAAGCGCTAAGCACAAAAAAGAAAACCCATCATTCTGGCTGGGCTTCGTGTGCATCCAAACAATAAATAATTCACCTTTTCGCGCCCACTCATCCTGATTTCCCTGTGAGTGAAGCGCCTTTTTTTACAGCGCAGGCCGGAGGATTTCCGGGCAGCCGGAGACGGCCCAATGGCATTCGAACTATTTAACAAGGAATTTTTTGTGGGTGTAGCTGCTGCGATACCTGCTGCGCTGGGCGGCTGGGCCGCATTCGGTCGTTTACGTAGTGCGAACAGAGCAGAGAACGCCAACGACTCACAGCGGGTAAACATGCTCGACAGGATGGAAGAAGAGAATCAGCGCCTGCGGCAATCAAACGCTGAGAAAGACGCGCTGATCCGGGAATACTTTGAGGCTTCCGTAAAAGCAGAGGCGAGACTTGAAGCCCTTGAGCAATCAATGACTCACCTGCGCGAGCAAAATACACAATTAAGCAGCCAGGTAAGGGAACTGACGCAGGCTAACAGAGACCTGACTGTCGAAGTGACAAGCCTGCGCTTATCAATACGAGGTGCCGGGCAATGACAGGAACCGCAAGCCAGATTCCTGACAAGGATTTTCCCCGACAGGAACGAATTCGAAAATGGGTAGGTGTGCTGATTATCATCACATCTTACCTTGGTGTATTTGCTGCGGGAGCCACATCAGGATATTTCGTGTTTCGCGCCGAGAGTCTTCAGCGCACCGAGCAGCGAGATAAGGCTATCAGCGAAATACAGCAAAAGGTTGAACAGTTACCACAGCAACTAAAAGCTGAGGAGGAAAAGAAATGACGAAAGACGACATTTTTAATGAAATCCTCGGCAAAGAAGGCGGATACGTTAATCATCCCGACGATAAAGGCGGCCCGACGAAGTGGGGTATTACCCAAAAGACGGCAAGAGCTCACGGATACATGGGCGACATGAAGGACCTCGAACGCGATCGGGCTTTGAGTATTCTGACGGCTGATTACTGGACTGGTCCGCGTTTTGACAAGGTGGCTGAATTGTCACATCCAATTGCAGCAGAGCTTTGCGACACCGGCGTAAATATGGGGCCATCAGTCCAGGTGAAATGGTTTCAACGCTGGCTGAACGCCTTTAACGACCAGCAAAAGCTTTACCCCGATATGTCTGTAGACGGACAGATAGGGCCGAGAACGCTAAGCGCTCTTAAGTCATTTCTTGGCAAAAGAGGTAGCGAAGGTGAAGAAGTCCTGTTGCGGGCAATTAACTGTAGTCAGGGTCAGCGTTACCTTGAACTGGCTGAACAGCGCAGCGCCAACGAGTCATTTGTTTATGGCTGGGTAAAAAACCGGGTAGGCCTGTAATGGACATATTCAGCATGCTCAGAGGACAGAGTGGTGGTATCTCCTTTAGTCGTACACAGGCAGCAATAGGATTCCTTGTTTGTAGTGGCGTGATCATCTGGCAGGCATACAAAGGCGATCTGAGTGAGGCGATATTTATCGCTTACTTTGGGTTCTCTACTGCTGGATATATAGGCGCCAAGAAAATCGCCGTCGATAAAGACATTACCGAGCAGAAAATTGACGCCGACCTGGAGCGCAAGCAATGAGCATTGAAATCATCCTCGGAATTATCGGTGTAATTGCGGCGGCGATCGCAACGGCGTTCGGCATTGGACAGTCAAAAGGCAAATCCAGTGCAGAGCGAAAGGCAGAAGAGCAACGCACCAAAGAAACCATTGAGCAGCACAATATTGCCGCAAAGGCCCGAGTCGAAAAGACCAAAGAGGCATCTCATGTCCAGGACAATATTACCCGTCTTCCTGATGTCGATATTGATAACCGGCTGCGTGAAAAATGGCGAGACCCGAACAGTAGTCGTTGATACGGGCTGCGACTGGACTAAGTACATCTACGTTACAGATAACGACATCAACGTAATGTCTCGCTCCACTAAGCAACAGATACTTACTCATAACGAAACGCGGGAAGCAAACTGCAAGGATGCCAAATGAGCATGTACTCGATTTACAACATCCTGTCCGGTGGGGCTATAGGCGTTCTCATCATGAGTCGCTATATGTGGAAAATGCAAAATGACCACAAGGCAGAAATAAAGCGCCTGCGTGATGAGCATTTGCAGTCACTGAATAAAGCCATTGATGACCTGAAAGGTCTGCTAACTAAGAATTAATCCCACAGGCGCCGATGCGTCGCCGTCTTTCTGCAATATCGAAGACCATGCCGCCAAAGCGGATTCCTCCATGCGAGAGTGCAGAGTGAATCAAAAACGCATAACGCAGGGTATTTGTTGGTTTCCCCTACATGCCGGCAACGTCAACCGGTGCGGAAGAAGCGGCGTGACCTCTGAGAGAAGAGCATACCATCCATAACTGATGAAACTCATCATCACCTAAGGAGTGAGCATGACTGCTAAAGACACCAAGACCGAAGTTAACGAAGAGAAGGTTAACAAGAACACCAAAGCGTTAACCAACCCTAACGCTGAAGCATTGAAGAATGCAGCTTTCCAACTTTATACCAGTGCACATATCGGAACTGACGATGTCGCGGAACGCCTTAAAAAGCTCGAAGCCTACATGAACAAGGTAGACGGAGAGTAATCATGGCGAAGAAAGAGACCGACTGGGAAGCAGTTGAAGGCGCGTACCGGGCTGGTCTTCTTTCTCTGCGTGAGATGTCACAGGAATATGGCGTTAGCCACGTTGCGATAAAGAAACGCGCAGACAAGGAAGGCTGGACCCGAGACCTTTCCGCGAAGATAAAAGCCAAGGCGGATGCACTGGTTAACAGTGGTGAGGTTAACGCTGGGGTTAACAGCAAGCCCCTTGTTAACGAAACGGAGATTGTTAACGCCAACGCTGAAGTTATAGCAAATATCAGGTTATCCCATCGCAAAGATATCTCACGCTCACGTGGCTTAGTTATGAAGCTTCTTGAAGAGTTGGAAGTATCGACAGGCAACATCGACGTATTCGATAAGCTCGGAGAGTTGATGTTTGATCCGGATGAGAAAACTGGTCGGGACCGCCTTAACGAGGCGTACCAGAAAGTCATCAGTATGGCCGGAAGAACCAAGACCATGAAGGACCTTGCTGACTCTCTGAAAACACTCGTCGCGCTAGAGCGGCAAGCTTATGGACTCGACACAGAAGTTAAAGCGCCAGAAGACGACACGACTAAAGAGCGGAACATTAACGATCTGGCTCGAAGAGTTGCGTTCCTGTTCACCACATCCATGAAGGAGAGCCAGAATGGCTGACGTATTAGTATCAATTCACGGTAATCGACTGGGAATTTCAGCACCAGACTCGAATGGTAAATCACAGTTGCTTCTCGATGGCGTGGCTATTTCTGGCGTAACTGTTCAGGCTGCGATTACCTCGTTGACAGATTCAAGTGGTGGCACAAGTGGCGGTAACACTGTTCCGGCTGTGGCGGCAGCTACGGCGGCAACAACCGACACATCTGCGGCATCACTGACATCTACCAATGCTGCTATCACCGCGCTGAAAAACGATATTGCCACTCTGGCAGCCAAAAAAAACGCCGTTATCGCAGCAGTAAAGGCCGCGGGTGTAACACTCTAATCTGGATTTACCCATGTCAATATCATTCGATGACGTACTGAATCGCCTTTCAGGTCTTTCACCTGCGCAACTGGCGGCAGTTGAGAAAGAGGTGATGTCGGCAACGGGAAATCAGTTATGGATACCAAATCCCGGCCCACAGACAGACGCTTACTATTGTGAGGCCGATGAGTTGTTCTACGGCGGACAAGCTGGGGGCGGCAAGTCGGCGCTGATTAACGGGCTGGCTGTAACATCTCATGAGCGCTCATTGCTTCTCAGGCGTATTCGTGGCGATGCTCAGAAGCTTGCTGAGGCAGAGTTAATCGGCAAATTGTTCGATGGTAACCGTAATGGCTGGAATGGCTCGGACCTGGTATGGCGCAACGGAAAACAGCTTATCCAGTATGGAGGTTGTGAGCTTGAAGAGGATAAGCAGCGGTATAAAGGCGATCCTCACGACCTGATTTGCTTTGACGAAATCACCGACTTTACGCGCAGTCAGTATGAATTCATCACCATATGGAATCGCTCAACAACGAAAGGCCAGCGGTGTCGCACTGTCTGTACTGGTAACCCGCCAACCAATGCGGCTGGCCTGTGGGTTATCCAATATTGGGGGGCATGGTTAGATCCAAATCACCCAAATCCGGCTAAGCCTGGTGAGCTTCGTTGGTATCTGAGAAATGAGCAGGGTGAAGAAGTGGAGGTTGACGGCCGTGGCCCTCACTTAATTGGCGGATTCGAAGTAGAGGCTAAGTCCAGAACGTTCATCCCGGCGAGACTAAGCGACAATCCAGACCTGGCAGAAGATGGTGAATATGCCCGCATACTCAACAACCTGCCCAAAGAGTTGCGCGACGCATACCGTGATGGGCAGTTTCGCGCTTCTCTGGAGGATGAGCCTAACCAGTGCATACCTACGGCATGGATACAGGAAGCGCAGAAGAGGTGGACAATTCAACCGCCTCCCGGAGTGCCGATGTGCGCAATAGGCGTTGACGTCGCTCAGGGCGGCAAAGATAACACCACATTAGCGCCACGTTATGACTCATGGTTCGCCCCATTGCTGGTAGTTCCGGGAAAGGAAACGCCAGGTGGTACTGACGTTGCTGGTCTGGTCATTTCTAAACGGCGTGATGGCGCAAAGGTCATTATCGATATCGGCGGCGGCTGGGGCGGTGATGCGTATGCTCATCTCAGAGAGAATGGTGTAGACGCAACGTCATACATGGGCGTAAAGCCTTCTGTTCGGAGGACAGAGGATAAGACTCTGCGCTTTGCAAATATCAGAACCGAGGCTTACTGGCGATTCAGAGAAGCATTAAACCCTGACCAGCCAGGAGGTTCCGCAATAGCACTTCCTTCCGATGACACGATATTACTTTCCGACCTTTCAGCGCCAACCTTTGAGGTTAAAGGCGGACATGGTGGCGGGGTTATTCACCTTGAGCCAAAGGAAAAACTCGTTAAGAGGTTGGGCAGGTCTCCCGACCGAGGCGATTCTGTTGTTATGTCGTGGTTTGACGGCGAGAAACAAGCTCATGTACGCGGCGGGTATAAATCAAGAATTCAGCGTGGCACACAGAGGGTAAATCTCGGTCACACATCAGCTAAGAGGAAAAGGTAATGGGCGGAGTAGGCAACTCACTAAGCAAGCTCACAAACGTGATGGAAAAGGTTCCGGGTCATAAGCAGACCAACAAGGTATTAAACAAGATCGGGCTTCCAACAGATAAAGACCTCTTTCCTGCAACTGAAACCCCCTCAGTGCAACCAACGACCGTAATTCCAACGGAAGATACCGAGGCGGTTACCGCGGCTCGCAGGCGCAGGACATCAGAGCAAATGGCCCGTGGCGGTCGGCAAAGTACAATTCTCAGCGACAGATTAGGCGGGTAATGATGAATCAGGACGCTCAGCAACTCATTAAGCAGGGCGATCATCTCTTCGGGAAGAAATCGCCGATTCTCAACTTGTGGCAGGAAATCGCCGACCAGTTTTACCCGGAGCGTGCCGACTTCACTGTCTGCCGGTCGCTTGGCTCGGAGTTCGCTGATCACCTGATGACTTCTTATCCGGTGATGGCACGGCGAGACCTGGGTAACTCCTTCTCTTCAATGCTTCGTCGTGACAACTGGTTCAACCTAAAAACAAGCTATAACGATAACCTCGATTACGAAGGTCGCGTGTGGCTGGATTGGGCTCGCGATGTTCAACGAAGAGCGATGTACGATAAGCGCTCACAATTCGTCAGGGCCACGAAAGAGGGCGATCACGATTACGCCGCGTTTGGGCAGTGCGCAATTAGTGTTGAACTAAACAAGAATGCTGACGGGTTGCTCTATCGGTGCTGGCATCTTCGTGATTTGGCATGGGCTGAGAATGCAGAAGGCGTGATTGATACCGTCCATCGCAACTGGAGTCCAACTGCCCGCGACCTGATACAGATATTCGGCAATAAAGTGCATCAGAAAGTCACCTCAAAGGCTGATAAAGAGCCGTTCTGCGAAGTGAAGTGTCGTCATATTGTCGTCCCGTCAGAAGACTACAGCGACAAGTTCAAAACACCATATGTGTCTATTTACATCGACATCGAGAATAAGCACATCATGGAAGAGGTTGGCGTATTCAATAAGGTCTACGTCATTCCTCGCTGGCAGACAGTGGCGGGTTCGCAGTATGCATACTCTCCAGCGACAATCGTTGCTTTACCGGATGCCAGGCTTATTCAGTCCATTACCCGCGTTCTTCTGGAAGCTGGCGAGAAGGCTGTAGATCCTCCACTGGTAGCAAGCCGGGAAGTGTTCAGGGATGACTTTAACCTGATGGCGGGTGGCGTCACGTGGGCAGATGTCGAGATGGATACCGACATTCGCAATGTCATCAGTGAATTTGGCAAATCGTCGAATCTGCCTGCTGGAATAAACATCCGCGATGACGTGCGTGTAATGATTTCTCAGGCGTTTTACCTCGACAAGTTAACTCTTCCATCAGTAAGGGAAATGACGGCTTACGAGACGGCACAGCGCGTTCAGGAATACATTCGACAGGCATTGCCAATATTCGCCCCGATTGAATATGAGTACAGCGGTGACTTGTGTGAAATAACTTTCGACCTGTTAATGCGTGGCGGGGCTTTCGGTTCGCCGATGGACATCCCTAAATCACTTCGTGGACAGGATGTTCAGTTTACGTTTGAGAGCCCACTTCAGGCTGCAATTGGTCAGGAGAAGCAAGGGTTGCTGCAAAATACTGCACAGATGCTTGGCATTGCTGCGCAAATAGACCCGACGGTTACGGCTGATATCGATATTCGTACTGCATTCCGTGATGCGATTGATGGGTTTGGCGTTCCGGCCAAATGGATGCGTAGCGAGGACGATGCTAACGCCATAATTCGCCAGCAGCAGGAGCAACAGCAGGTGCAGCAGGCAACGGAGGAAGTTCAGCAGGGTGCTGATGTTATGCAGAATATCGCAGCAGCAGCGCAGGCGGCGGAGGCTATTGGATGACAATCCCGGCACCTTACGAGCCATATGAATGGGCTGACAACCTACCATTAGTTTATGCACTAAAGGCGTTACGTGAAGGGGTGGCCACAACCGACCAACAGAAGTTAATTCTGGATGGGCTGATGGGGATCACTGCGTATTACGACCTGAGCTATCGACCTAACAGTGAACGTGATACGGCCTTTGCCGAAGGGAAGAGGTTTGTTGGCGCTCAGGTAGTGAAGATGATTAACCTGTCTGGCGATGTAATCGAGAAATCGAAGCAACGCAAAGCACAGAAAAAATAGCCCGCCTTGTGCGGGTTTTTTCTTTTTTGAGGATACAGCATGAACCTATGGCGTTTACTCAACGCTCAGCCTGGCTATTTCGAAGAGGCAGGCGCAGAAAACAATCTAGGCGCTGGCGATGGCGGACAACAATCCGCTCCTGCACAAAGCGATGCCGATGCAAGTACGCAGGGCGCCGATAAGCCATCTGCCACTATCATCACCGACCCGGGAAGCGACAAGCCAACAGTAACTTCAGACTTCCCTGAAGACTGGCGGGATAAGTTGGCGGGTGATGATGAAAAATTCCGCAAGCAACTTGAGCGCTATGCTTCGCCAAATGCACTGGCAAAAGCTTATCGGGAACTCCAGACAAAGGTAAGTTCTGGTGAGCTGAAGAACAATAAATTGCCGGATAATCCGACAGATGAAGAGCTATCCGCGTGGCGAAAAGAACATAACGTTCCCGATAAGCCATCTGACTACATCAATGATCTGCCTTCTGGTGTTGTTTTAGGTGAGGGTGATAAAGCTCGCGTCGACTCGTTTATTGAAGTAATGCACGGGAAGAATGTTCCAAAAGATATTGTTCAGGCCGCGATTGAGTGGAATCAGGCTCAGGTTGAATCGGAAATGCAGGACCGGTACGACCGAAACGCAGACCTTCAGGATAAAACTGAAGAGAGCTTACGTGCCGAGTGGGGGGCTGAATACAAGCGCAACATCAACCTTGTAGGCGGACTCCTTGCAACCCTTCCCGAAGGCGCGAGAGAGGCTTTTGGTGCGGCTACAGCGCCAGATGGCACAGCTATTTTTAACAATGCCGAAGTCGTTCGCTGGCTGGTTGATCTCGCCAGACAGGTAAACCCTGTTGGAACAGTGGTTCCCGGTGCTACAAACATCTCTGCAATTGATGACGAGCTAACACGAATCCAGAAAGTAATGCGGGAAGACCGTGCTACTTACAACAAAGACACGCAGATGCAAGAACGCTACCGGCAACTGCTCGAAGCAAAAGAGCGCATTGGCGCTTAACCCCTACCGAATTGCGCATAACACGGCCCCATTCCCGGACAACTGGCCCCTCTTTATTGAGGACACCCCACTATTGTCTGAAGAAAGGACACCCCGTCGGAGCGAAACAGATAATCCCGATGGAGATTTAACATGGCTTCTACAGCTTTTCAGACACAATACCGTGATGAGTTCATTGCGGGTTTCGAACAAAATCAGTCGCTGGTTCGCCAGACCACTACCACAGAGGGCGTAATTAAAGGCAATCAGATCGTCTTCCTGGTTGCTGATTCCGGTGGCGCCACCGCAGTAACCCGCGGCGTCAACGGTATGATTCCGGCCCGTGCAGACAACCTCAACCAGTACACAGCAACTCTGGTTGAATGGCACGATCTGGTACGTAAAACCAATTACAACGTCTTTGCCAGCCAGGGCGACCAGCGCGCAATTATGCAGGGCACAACTATGGGTGTGCTCAATCGCAAAATTGACCAGGACATCATCGGCGAGCTTTCTGCAGCAACGCAGACTACAGGCGCAGCGCAAACCATGTCGCTGGCTTTGGCTATGAAAGCAAAGGTTATTCTGGGTAACAACGAAGTGCCGGCAGATAACCAGCTTTTTGCGTTGATCACTCCGGCTGCGGAAGCGTATCTGATGCAAACCAAAGAGTTCGCTTCAGTTGATTACGTCAACAAAAAGCCGTTCGAAGAAGATAAAAGCTCACTGCAAATGTTTAAGTGGGCGGGTATCAACTGGATTGTGCATCCTAACCTACCGGGTAAAGGCACTAACGCCGAAACCATGTTCCTTTACCACAAGAGCGCCATCGGTCATGGCATGGATGTTAAAGGCCTTCAGACTCCTGTTGGGTACGACGAAGAGCAGGATTACTCATGGGCTCGCGCTTCTGCGTACATGGGCGGGAAACTGCTGCAAAACAAAGGCGTTGTCAAAATCATTCACGATGGCTCTGCCTTCGCGGCATAAGGAGGATTCATGGCTTATTCAACTACTAACCCACCGGCATTGCTACAGGACCGCATCATGGGCGGCGGCGCGGTCTGGTCTTACATTTCCGCTGACGCCCGAGCTACCGTCGTTGGCTCCGGGTATTTCACCAACGGTAAATCGCTGGGTATGAAGCTGGGTGACGTTGTTAATTGCGTCGTTGATACGACTGGCGTTCTTACTGTCGCATCGGTTACCGCAGTTAACGCATCAACCGGCGCAGTAACTATCACCGCGCTGGCATAACAAAGCAGGGCCGCTTCGGCGGTCCCTATTCTGAGGTCGTGAATGAAAATCTTAGTGCCTAATTTTAATCTGGCAGAGTACTCGCGAAACATCTGGCGCGTTACCGCACTGCACGGTCAATCCTTTGAACAATTTAAAGACCCGGAAGCATGGGCGCATGTGGCCGCAAACTTTAAGCGGCACGATGAAGTGGAGTTGATCGCCGAAGATGGCTCTTTCTTTGCCAAGGGTCTTGTGCTCAAAGTAACCAAAACGTCAGCGTCAGTGCATTTTTACACTCACGTTGATTTCGAAGAGAAGATTACCACCACTGATGAGAATGCGAAGTTCACAGCAGAGTGGGGTGGCGGCGCGAAATGGCGAGTGATCCGCAAATCCGACGGCGAAGTAATCGAAAGCCAAATCTCTTCGAAAGAGGAGGCATTTCATAAGGCCGACAAGCTAAATCAAGAGGGTGAATGACATGCCTAGCCAGCTCAATGTTTATAACGATGCGTTGCGGCTGGTAGGCGAGCGCCAGCTTATTAGCCTTGAAGAGAACCGGGAGCCGCGTCGGTTGCTTGATGCGGTTTGGGATGGGGCCATTGAATATTGCCTTGAGCAAGGACAATGGAATTTCGCCATTCGCTCTCAGCAAATTGATTACTCGCCATCTGTAGAGCCTCCATTTGGATATCGTCGAGCATACGACAAACCCACAGACTGGATCCGCACAGTATCGGTGTGCTCTGACCCATACTTTAATGCTCCGTTGCTTCAATACAACGATGAAGCGGGATTTTGGTTCTGCGATTTGGACCAGATATTCGTACGCTACGTTTCCCGCGATGAGTCATTTGGGAAAGACACGTCACTATGGCCGCAAACATTCCGCCATTTTGTTGCCGCCTATCTTGCTTTGCAGATAGCGCCACGGCTAAAGAACGATATCGACCGTGACAGCCTTGAAAAACAGTACAAATCTAAAAAAGCAGACGCTTTAGCTAAAGACGCCATGCAAGAAGCAGCAAAACCAGTTCCATCCGGATGCTGGGTTCGATCACGCAGAGGTGGCTACAGCGTCGACAGATATAATCGATAAGGGGTGGGCAAATGCCGCGTAACAATGTGCCATTACAGGCTTTTAACCGTGGGATTGTCTCGCCACTTGCTTTAGCCAGGACAGATATTGATCGCGTGGCTCTGTCTGCTGAAATCCAAACCAACTGGATGCCAAGGACGCTTGGGTCAATGATGTTAAGACCGGGACTTGGCTTCATCGGAAGAACCAAGGGAGACAGAAAAGCGCGTTTTTTGCCGTTCATTTTCTCCACTACAGATGCAGCTTTAATAGAGTTAACTGATGGCTACATGCGAATCTGGAAGGACGACTCCCTTGTAGGAAGGCCGCAGGTATCTACCGCGATAACTAACGGTAATTTTGATACTGATTTGACTGGTTGGTCAAATGAAGACGAGGCTAGCGCCACATCCTCATGGGCTCCTGGTGGATTCATGCAGTTTGTAGGAACTGGATTCAATGCTGCAATCCGTAGGCAGGTTGTAAGCGTTACAGGTTCTGACGTGGGCAAGCAACATTCATTAAGGATCATCGTGAATCGTGGTCCTGTAAGGATGCGGGTTGGATCATCAGCAGGGGATGATGATTATGTTTCTGAATCATCCCTGAACACTGGCACTCATTCAATTACGTTAACTCCTTCGGGTGATTTTTATCTGGAATTCTTCAGTCGGCTTACCTATCCAGTGCTTCTGGATTCGGTAAACATCGAAAGCTCCGGCGTGATGGAAGTGCCTACGCCATGGAGTGAGTCTGACCTGCAGTTTGTGCGTTTTGACCAGAGTGGCGACGTGGTATTTGTGGCCTGCAAAGGTCGTCAACAGCATCGCATTGAGCGAAGAAACAATAGTTCGTGGTCTGTGGTGGCTTATGAGATGACCAACGGTCCATTTGGGCTGGAAAACGTCTCAGGATTGCGCTTAAAGCCTAGCGGAATAGAAGGTATCATAACGCTAACCGCATCATCTCCACTCTTCAAAGCCGGGCATGTAGGTGCGCTTTTCAGGATGACATCGACAGGGCAAACCGCTACAACAACGCTTACCGGGGAAGATCAGTTTACTGACTACATAAAGGTCACCGGAATTGGCGATTCAAGGAAGTTTCAGATAGCCAAACTTCAAACTGGCGCCGGCCCATGGACAGGAACGTTAACACTTCAACGTTCAGTTAGTGAGCCAGGAGCATGGGTTGATGTTAAACCGGTAAACCTTGCGAATGGGACAGAAGACTTTAATGACGGTCTTGATAATTCAACCATCTTTTATCGAATAGGGTTTAAGGCTGGGGACTGGACGTCGGGAGAGATTAGCTTAAGTCTGACATTTCCGGGCGGTAGTCGCGAAGGCATTGTTAAAGTGACCAGCGTTAACTCAAACACTGTAGCAACGGCAATAGTGCTTTCTCAACTGGGCGGAACCGATGCTACGGAAATTTGGGCAGAAAGTGACTGGTCTCCGAGAAAGGGTTGGCCTTCTGCTGTTGCCTTCTATGAAGGAAGACTGTGGTGGGCGGGACTTACCAAGTTCTGGGGAAGTGTGTCTGACGCCTTCGATTCCTTCGATGACACAATAGTGGGTGACGCCGGTCCAATTTCCGGCGCAATAGGATCTGGTCCTGTAGACACTATCAACTGGCTTATGCCATTGCTGCGCCTGATTATAGGTACGCAGGGTGCTGAGGCATCATTGCGATCATCTTCCTTTGATGAACCATTAACGCCTACAAACTTTGGAGTTAAATACCCGTCCACTCAGGGAAGTGCTGGCGTTGCCGCTATTAAAATAGACAGTTCTGCGATCTACGTTCAGAGAAGTGGATGCCGGGTTTATGAGCTTAATTATGATTCCGGCGTTTATGACTACGGAAGCAATGACCTAACAACGCTTTGCCCTGAAATCGGACAACCATCAATAGTTGCTATTGCTGCGCATCGTCAACCAGATACCCGAATTCACTGTGTACGTGGTGATGGAAGGGTAGCAATTCAGGTTTATGACAAGGCGGAGGATGTCCGGTGTTGGGTGCTGTTTGAGACCGCCGGTCAGGTGGAAGAAGTTGTAACTCTACCAGGTGATATTGAGGACCGGGTTTATTATGTAGTAAACCGAGACGGTAAGCGGTGCCTTGAGCGCTGGGCGGCAGAGTCTGAATGTCTTGGTGGTCAGCTATGCAAACTTGCTGATTCTCACGTCTCCTACACTGGAGCGCCAACAGGAACGCTTTCCGGATTAGATCACCTCGAAGGTAAGACAGTAGTCGTCTGGGCGGATGGATTCGATGCGGGTTCTTACACCGTCTCGTCAGGCAAGGTATCCATCAATAAAGCAGCCTCAAATATCGTGGCTGGTCTTGGGTATTCCGCGCCATACAAAAGCTCAAAGCTGGCGTATTCTGCAGCTATGGGGACAGCGCTAACTCAACGCAAGAAGGTTGATCGTGTCGGGCTAATACTAAATAACACCCATGCACAGGGCCTAATGTTCGGTCCTGACTTTGAAACTATGGATGACATGCCACGCGATGAGTATGGCGCCTATGTACCAGACGGTAAGATTTGGGAGCAGTACGACAGCGATGCCATAGAATTTCCTGGCGACTGGAATACCGATTCCAGAATATGTCTTATGGCTAGGGCTCCAAGACCTGTGACTGTGCTGGCCGCAATTATTGGGTTAATCACGAATGACAAGTGAGATCAGAAGGGCTACGGCAAATGACGTGGCCCTTTTTTATGGCGTTTCGGCGCCGCCTGCAAGTATGCGTGGAATTTCTATTGTCGTTGACGGCGAGGTGATCGGCGTTGGTGGTGTCTCTATGAGCATTGGTGGTCCGGTAGCATTTATGAACATCAGGAAGGAGGCGAAACATTTTCCTGTATTGATTATGAAAGCATCTGCAACTCTCCGTCGAGAGGTGTTTACGCTTTATCGGTGCCCTATTTATGCATTCAGAGACACATCAATGGATTCATCTGACAGGTTTTTAAGACGCATTGGATTTCGCCCAGTGGAAGAAAACAGCGAGGTTTACGTATGGCGGTCGCAATCCCGTACATCATGCTTGCCGGAACAGTGATTGGGGCTGCCAGTCAGGCTCAGCAGGGTCAGCAGCAGAAAATTCAGGCGGAATCGGAAGCAAGGCAACTGGAAGAACAGGCGAAAAATGAGTTCGCAACCTCTCAGTTGCAGGCGATGGAAGACCGAAGGCAATCACGACTCGCGCAATCACGCGCGCAAGCAGTGGCTTCGTCATCAGGCGCCGACCCTACCTCTACATCATTCGTAAGAAACATCAGTGAGATGGAGGGGCAGGGAGAACTTAACGCGTTGACGTCTCTGTGGAGTGGCAGCGAGCGAATGCGTCAGATTAATAATCAGGCCTCTGCGACTCGCGTGTCAGGTAGTCAGGCTGAAAAAGCCGGAAACATCGGCGCACTTACTACGTTGATGCGTGGCGGTAGTTCTCTTTATGAAAAATATGGCGGAAAGCCGAAGTCAGCATAACCAGGGGAAAGTGAATGGCTAAGTTACCTGATGCCAGTGATTTTGGACGCCGCATTCCACAAGTTGCGGGAGGGGTGGCAGGCGCTGACAACACACAGGTATCAAGAGCGCTTCAGGATTTTGGTAATGCTGTATTCACCTCAGCCAGTGCTATCGGAGAGAAGGAAGACAAATTCAATTATGCGGAAGCGCAATCGGCGTTTCTTAAGCGCAAACTTGAAATCATGTCCTCTTTTGAGGGGGATAATGATTATTCAACTTTTGGCAATCGATATAACGAGCAGATAAATAAAGCCCGGGAAGAGGCTGGCTTGATGATCCGCAATAACAACGATCGTCGCGCATTTGAAATTGATACCAACAACGACATCATGCGGGGCGCAGAACAAATAAAAGGTCTCGCGCGAAGCAAAGAAGTTGACCATGGTATCGCCACCCTTAACCAAACCATTCAAAGCAATCGTGACGCAGCATTAAGCGCTACTGATGAAGCTACCCGTCAGTCTCTGTTAATGGCAACTAGTGACGCCATTCAGGGCGCATTTGATCGTGGTTACCTTAACGAGCAGCAACTGGTATCAACCAGACAAAAGGCCACGGTGGATTACGCGCAATCGGCTATCGAAATGATGAAGCCTGAGCAACGTATATCCGTTCTTCAGTCTGGGTCAGGAATGGCAAAATATCTTCCGCCTGACACCAGAAAGAAACTAATGGATGCATCAGCAGCAGAGGTGATTGGTAACAGAATCAGCAATGCTCAGCTTCAGCTAATGAGTCCGTCTGGCATCACAGGATACTCAATAGGCCCAATCCCTGAAGAAGACCTGTTTGCTGCTGTGGTTGGTCAGGAGAGCGGTGGAAGGCAGTTTGATCGTGCGGGCAAACCTTTGACCTCATCCGCTGGGGCGATTGGAGTCGCGCAGGTTATGCCTGGCACTGCTCCTGAAGCAGCTCAGTTAGCCGGATTGCCATGGGATGAGCAGCGCTATAAAAATGACGCCCAGTATAATCACTCCCTTGGTAAAGCATATTTAAACCAACAACTTAAAAAATACGACGGAAACCCTGTTCTTGCTCTGGCAGCTTACAATGCTGGCCCGGGTAAAGTCGATGAATGGCTGAAGCAGATAGGCGACCCAAGGAAAGGCGAAATTTCCAACGAAGGTTTTGCTAATGCCATACCTTTTGGAGAGACTCAGAATTACGTATCAACGGTTATGAGTAACGCTGCGCGTGTAAGCGTCACAAAAAATGTCGTTGAGTCACCAGAGTTTTCCATGCTGGATCCGCAGCAGAAGGCAAGGGCTGTGGAGCAGACCTACAACGTCATTGATACGGCCGTATCAAACCAACGCTTCATGCTTCAGCAGCGCATACAGAACGACGCAGCCAAAGTGGAGGCAGGTGAGCCAGTCGATAACCCTGTAACGCCGTCTGAATATCTGGCATCCCAGCCACTCAATTCCACGCCATCCCAGCGTGCAGAGGCAGCCCAGCGATACTCGCAGTATCGTGAGCTTCTTTCTTTGCAGCCTGCTTATCAGTCCATTATCGCCAGCCCGGCCAGAGTTGGGATGGATACTGTCAATATGCTTAAGCCATCAGCAGATGAAGCGGATTTTGAGTTTAAGCAGCGGCGATATCAGATGGCTGCTCAGAAGTATCAACAGACTATTTCTGCCAGAGAAAAAGACCCGGGTGGATGGATGATCCAAAACCTGCCCGAAGTAAAACAGTCATACGCTGAATTTCAGGCCAACCCTGAAAAAATGGGCGATTACGTTAACGCAGTAATGATGCAGAAGCAGCGGCTTGGGATCAAAAGTCAGGCGGTTTTGCCAAACGCTCAGGCCGATCAGATATCTCAGTTGTTACTGAGTTCCACGGCAGGTAAGCAGGTAGAGTTGCTGGATAGCATTCACAACGGTACCGGTGGCGGTGATGCCTACATTGCCACGATGAAGCAAATTGCGCCTAAAGCTCCGTCATCAGCAGTGGCTGGAATCCTGATTGACAAAGCATCATCTGTCATAGCGGAAAGCAACACCATATCACCAGACATTAAAGTCTCTCCACGTGCAGCAGCCACTACCATCCTTCTCGGTGGTGCCGCCCGACGTGGTGAAAAAGGAGTTAAAGGTTTAGCCATGCCTAAAGATTCCGACATGCGTAGCGAGTTTGCTGACATCGTGAAGAACGCTTTTGCGGGAGATTCCGAAGGTGCGGAAATGGCTTACCAGACTGCTCAGGATTATTACGCCGGACTTATGCTGGACAAAGGTGACATCTCAGGCGAATACGACGCGTCGGCCTGGAAACAGGCGGTAAACGTAGCTACTGGAGGGGTGTATGACTACAACGGCATGGGAAACGTCCTGCTTCCGTGGGGAATGAATGCCGAGCAGTTTGACGTTCAGGTTAATCAGGCATGGCAGTCGCAAGTAGTTCAGTCTGGGGTTAAAGCGCCTCCGGGTCAGTATGGACTGCAAAGTTACGGAGACAGCCAGTACCGGGTAAGGCTTGGCACCGGATACCTGCTGAAGGATGACGGAACGCCAGTGATTTTAGACCTCAAACAGCAGCGACAACGATTCATCGGAGACATACCTCAATGAGTTATTTCGGACTTAGCTCTGCCAATCAGGAACAGCAACTGGAAACAGCTTCGTCCAATCCTGTTGGGGTAAAAAGTGATGTTGGTTTCTTTTCAAATGCGGTTGGCGCTGCTGCTTCTGGTTTGTACACAGGGCTTGTGGCAAAACCAGAACAGGCTTTATGGGCAGGCGTGGATGCCGTTGTGTCGCCAGTCGCACGATTCGTTAATGAAAACACATCAATAAATGACACATCCGAGCAATACATACGACAGCAACGCACACTGGCAGAAAGTCAGGTAAGACGCCTGACTCCGGATCCATCAACTACTGGAATGGCTGGGATGGTGCTGAATGGCCTGTTTGATATGGGCTCTCAGGCCGTACTGGCAACTCTTGCAGGCGGCCCAGCAGTAGCGGCAGCAGCCGTAACAGGTTTTCAGGGATTTTCGGAGTTCGAAAGACTGCGAAAAGATGGTGTTGATGTCGGCACTGCTCAGGATGTAGCGCTGATACACGGCGTGACCGCGGGTGCAGGGACATTGCTACCAATGAGTATTGGGCTACGTGCCGGCGGTTTGCTTGCGGAAGGCGTCGGGGCACAGTTGGTCAGAGGCGGTGAGAATGCAGTGAGAAACGCTGCAGCCTCTGTCGCCAGAGCGTCTCCGGACATCGCTTATGCCGCCGGAACAAACGTTGCCTTTGGTATGGCGCAAAGAGGTTTAACCGCATCTACGCTTCGCAGTAACGGCTATGAGGACATGGCTAAGCAATATGACGTGTTTGATCGGCAGTCTCTGGCGATTGACGCCGTTCTCGGTGTGGCCTTCGGCGGACTCGGTCGATTTATTAACGCTCGCAACGAATCAGTAAGGCCGCCAGAGTTCGCACCGGCAGAAGTTGATGCCGCTCTGTCTGCTAATGCGGCTCAGCATGCCGAGTTCGATGTCGCTCCCGGAATACCGGTTAATGTTCTCTCCCGGAATGCGCATAACATCGCCTTACAGAAAGCAATGCGAGACCTGAGCGAAGGTAATCGCGTCGATGTGGCAAGCATCGCTGAACCAGCCTCATTCACTGATATTCCTGGCCGTAGAAATCTAATTTCACAGGCTATCGATGAAGTTCTTGCTGTGACAGATGAAGGCGCTACTGCGAGGTCTGTAGAAGTACGAGCCCTTGAAGAAAGCGCAGCGCAGGTTATATCGCGCGGGGAACGTAAGACCCTTCAATCTGAAATAGCTAATAGTGAGCGGAACCTTAGGAATCTGAGCGAAGAGAAGAATTCTATTCTCGCTGAAAAGCCATCCGGAAGCGGAAGGAAGTTGGCGCAGGAAAGAGCCAATAAGCAGTCCAGATTGCGAGATATTGAACAGCGAATTAATGAAACTTCCCGACGGCTTGATAACGCCAGAGCTACTCTGGCACCGCATGAGCCGGGAGGGGCTAACTTTGAAGCACGCGCTGAACTGGCCCGCAGGCAGCAGGAAGAAAGCAACCTTAACGCTCAGGCTCTCTCATATTACAAAACTGCTGAAGTTTTAACACAGGATGAATCTGCTCCGTTAAATCCAACGAGAGAGCTAACTGAAGTAGATCGCCAGCCAGCCACTGATTTTGATGTGCAGGTCGCAGAGGAATCGCTGGCCGCTTCGCCAGATATGCTCATTACGGTTCTGGACGACGATGGTAACCCTCAATCCCGAAGCGCCAGAGAATTACTGGATGAAGCAAGTCGTGAGAATGACCAGGCAATTCAGGATTCCAGCCTGTTTGATGTGGCCGTAGCGTGTTTCTTAAGAGGATAACCAATGCGTCAGGAATGTATTCAGGCGGTTCAGCAGGCTGCAAGTCGTCCCCTGAGCCAGAAAGAAATCCAGAATATCGAAGACCGAATTTATCGCAATATGCGACAAATCGCCCGCAATGACCCTGCATCATGGCGTCACCTGACAGATGCGGAGAGACTTAAGAGAGCGGCACAGGATGCAGCCACAGAACTACAGGCTGAAGCTGCACTCAAGAAGCGACGCGTCGCTCTTACAATTGCCGCTCGCCAGCGTCTTGACACGTTTATTAACAGCTATCAGGGAGCGGGTGGAAAACTGGAAGCGCTCAACCGCACTATTGCTTTCCATGCCGACGGCAAAGCTAACTTTCTGTCTGTCGAATCCAGAGCCAAAGCTACCCGAGACTTCGCTTTAAGTCAGATTCAGGAAGCTTTCGAAGCGGTCGACCCGAGGTTTTTCCACCTTTTTGAAGATGATAAGGGGGTTCGGGACCTGGTATTTGAAATCCGAGGTCAGAATACCGGTAATGCGAAAGCCAGGAAGGGAGCCAAAGCATGGTCGGAAGTGACTGAGCTACTGCGCCGCCGCTTCAACGATGCAGGTGGCGATGTCGGTTATCTTGAGAACTGGGGCATCCCTCAGCACCACTCGATGGAAAAGGTCGGAAAAGTATCTAAAGAGAAGTGGGTAAGCGACGTAATTGGCAAGTTAGATCGCAAATACTACATCAAGGAAGATGGTCAGTTGATGAGTGATGCCGAGGTGACCGCGTTTCTCGGTAATGCATTTGAGACCATTGCTACCGGCGGGTTGAACAAATTAAGCGATACCGGAATGAGAATTTCAGGTGCGCGCGCCAACCGCGGTAACGCCTCCCGTCAGATACATTTCAAGGATGCGGATTCCTACCTGGAATATCAGAAACAGTATGGCGATCGGTCTCTGTGGGAAATTATGGTTGGTCACCTGGAAGGTATCAGCAAGGATATTGCTCTGGTAGAGACTTACGGGCCAAACCCGGATCACATGTTTCGATCCATTCTTAACGAAGTGACATCTACAGGCGCCGTTGGTGATACTCCTAGGACTGGCCGCATAAAGACGATCGCTAATAATACGGAGAATCTTTATAACTTCATTTCCGGTAAAACTCAGCCTGTTTCGAATCCGCATATAGCACAATGGTCGGATAACATCCGCAACTGGCTGGTAGCGAGTCGCCTTGGGTCGGCATTGCTGTCTTCATTTTCTGACCTTGGAACTATGTACCTTTCCGCAAAGGTTACTAATTTGCCAATGAACCGGTTATTCATGAATCAGATTGAGGCAATGAACCCGGCGAATAAAATTGAGTTAGCTAGGGCGCGACGCGCCGGTCTGGCTATGGAGTCTTTGCTGGGAAGTGTAAACCGTTTTGCGATGGATAATATGGGACCATCCAAAGCTAGGTGGGCAGCAACTGCTGTGATGCGGGCGAGCGGGCTTACTGCATGGTCAGATGCTCATAAGCGGGCATATGGCGTCACTATGATGGGAAGTCTTGGTGAGGTGGTAACCCGTACCCCAGATTTAAGAAGCCTGGACGATTGGGATTTCCGTATTCTGAAGAGTAAGGGGATAACGGAAAAAGACTGGTCTGTTTGGAAGCTTGCTCAGCAAGAGGATTGGGGAAAAGGCAACAACACAATGCTAACACCCGAAAGCATCATGCGCATCCCTGACGATGCAGTGAAGCACCTTGGCGCACCTGAGCGCGTGAAATTTGAGTCCATGCGTAAGCTTCTTGGCGCCGTTGCTGAGGAAGTAGATATGGCGGTGATTACCCCGGGGGCCAGAGAGCAACTATTTGTTGGAGGTGGTTTGCAGCGCGGAACATGGAGGGGGGAGTTAACGAGAAGCGTATTTCTTTTTAAATCATTCCCAATATCTGTAGTCATGCGTCACTGGACACGAGCTTTTAACATGCCATCAGCAGGCGGTAGAGCTGCGTATATTGCAGGCTTCCTAGCAAGTACAACTTTATTAGGGGCGCTATCTATGCAATTGAATGAAATAGCGTCTGGAAGAAATCCAAAAGACCTTGCTGGTGATCATGCAGCAAAAGTATGGATGGCGGCCTTTTTAAAAGGTGGCGGACTTGGCTTATACGGAGATTTTCTTTTTGCAGACCATACTAAGTATGGCGGAGGGGCGTTTGCATCAATGCTTGGCCCGGTAGCGGGTTTGGTAGATGATGTAATCAAGCTTGGTCAGGGGATTCCATTGAATGCTGTTGAAGGCAAGCCAGAGCAAACTGGCGGCGATCTCGTTAAGCTAGGTAAAGGACTTATTCCCGGCGCCAACCTTTGGTATGCTAAAGCAGCGCTAGACCATATGATATTTAACCAGTTGCAGGAGTATTTCTCCCCTGGGTATTTACAAAAGGTCGAGAAGCGAGCCAAGCGAGAATTCAACCAAACATACTGGTGGCGACCTCAGGACCCGCTTCCACAATGACGAGGGAATGACATGTATTTACTATTCTTGATTGTGGTCTTCCTTGGTATCGTATGGGGACTTTACAGAGAAGGTGTTATTGATAACGATACGACCCCAATCGTTTTAGTTTTTGGTGGTTTTGCTCTCGCTGGTTATCTTGGCGTAAGTCAATATTAATAGAACAAGGCCGCCGAAGCGGCCTTACTTTTACTGACCGCCAGGACGAGAATCAGCAGAACGACCGCCGCAGCGCGAACCATCCGCGGCCCTGTCATCAGGATGCTGGCAGTTACCTGCGAAAGCCTGTCCAGCGCTTCCCAGAGTTAGCAATACGAAAATAACAGCAAAGACCTTTTTCATAGATTTCCCTTAAGTAAAAAATATTCGCCTTTTTTACAACAGGCCCTGATGTTTTATCACGGGAAATATGAGGATGGTCTTGTTACTGTCGGCAATGATCGATTCGATCAAGATAATTGAACAAGACTAAGTATCCCTAACCCAGAGGTATGGTTTTAAACGAACCATGCACATCCCATAATCTGCTTCTGGCGGGAAGGAAGGTTTCAACTGATACCGCAGGGCATAGCCATATCTCTTTGGTATCAATTTCTCCAAACGTTATCGGATCCTGAGGATACTTGCTGTCTAATGGGGTTAATGTCGCTGAACGCATTCCTTTGAACAACTGCCTAAATGTGCACTTCCCGTCATGTTGAACAGCTAGAACAAAATCACCATTTTGAGCCTCAATACATGGCTCAAATGTAACGATAGAACCCTTTGGAAATCCATACCCTTCATCGTCTGATGAAGCCATAGCCTCGTCATCTACAAGCAATGCAAAAGCAAGCTCCGAACCACGTATAGTGGTTGGATACCATGCCTTTACTACAAAATCTTTTTTATTACCGAACAAAAAATCGACCACCTCTTCAATTTTTATCAAAGGGATTCTTAAAGATATTTCTGCTGGAGATACCCTGGCTTTAATCCTGCTCTGACCTTCCCCTGTAGCAAGCCATTCAGGAGTAGTGCCAAGCGCTTGTGCAAGTCGGTGCAATACCGCTTCTCTTGGATATGAAGTTGCAGTCTCATAAGCAGCTATTTGCCTCTGGGATACACCGGTAAGTTCTGCAAGTTCTTTCTGTGTAAGCGATAACAAGGCTCTTGAAGATGAAACTCTATGCCAGAAATCGCCTTTATACTCATATTTCTTCATAAAACTTCACTTATCCTTCTTGAAACTTCATTTTGATGAGGTAATATGAAGTTACCACCACATAATAGGAGTATGTCATGAACAATAGAGAAGTAACAACGATCAACCCAATTCAGCTTCGCCTTCCTCCTGAAATGAGAAATTGGGTGGGTAATTCAGCAGAGAAGACGATGCGCACCTTGCACAGCGAAATCGTTTATCGACTGAAACTGTTGCAGGAATTAGAGGAGAAAGGGATTGTTACTATCCAATAAAAACGACGAAGCCCAGAAGTGCTCGAACACTCTGGGCCTCTTATCGAACAAATCCGAGAAAGGAAATATCGACATGAATATTGTAGCAAAATCAGACTTGAACTTCCAAGGTAAAGCGATCGTCCCGGTATCTGGAATGAGTGGTATTTGGCTCACTTCTGCGGAAATCGCAAACGCGCTTCAGTACAAAAGCGCCAAGTCAGTAACCAACCTCTTTAATCAGAATGCAGACGAGTTTACCAGCGGAATGACTCAGGTCATTGAATCAGTGACCTCAGGAAATTACCGCAAAAAGGTTCGTGTTTTCTCTCTACGCGGCGCTCACCTTATCGCGATGTTTGCCCGTACTGATGTTGCTAAAGAATTCCGCCGCTGGGTGCTGGACATTCTGGATCGCGAAGTCGCCCATTCGCCGATCGCAAAGCAGTTCACAGATGAAGAGTTAATCAGCCTCTGCTACCAGCAGTTATGGATGGAGAACAGCCAGAAGGTGTGCAAGGAGTTGTACCCTGCCATGAAACAGATTCGCTCTGAACTCAGCGGGAAACTTTATGACATTGCGAATGAAACCCGCCATATGTCAGAGAGGAACAAAGCCGTGTTGATTCGAGAGACCAAACACCTCGATAAATCGAATTTCGTCGTCAAACGCGCTCAGCAAATGCTGGCGAAGTTACGGGGAGAAGAATGGATTCACTGATGGGCGCAAAGGACGGCGCAAAGAAAAACCGCCAGTGTCAGCTGGCGGCCTACGTTAATCATTGACTGGAGTTTTGCATGCAACAATCAATCTCAACTGCCTTAAATGTAGCAAATACAAATCCTGTTGTCGATCCTGATAACTTTCCAGTAATCGAATGGTCTGGCGTTCGGGTGGTTACAACGGAAACGCTGGCTAAAGGTTATGGTACGGACGAGGTAAATATCCGTATGAACTTAAGCAATAATAAAAGCAGGTTCATTGAAGGGGTTCATTACTTTTCCCTAACAGGTTCAGAATTAAAGGAATTTAAGAACAGAGTAAATGATAGTTACTCTGTTGGTAAGCGAGCCAAGTCAGTCACTTTGTGGGCTGAAAAGGGCGCAGCTCGCATGTCCAAGATTGTCGATACTGACGAAGCATGGGGGTTCTTTGAAAAACTAGAGGATGCGTACTTTCGTCCTCAGCCTAAGAGCATGCTTCCTCAGACATACGAGCAGGCGCTTGAAGATTTGCTGGTAAAGGTTAAGGAGAACCGCCAACTTGAACAGCAACGCGATCGTGCAGTTAAAGAGAAACTCTGGATTTCTGAGAAGCGCGAAGCCACCGCAATGGCAACAGCTTCAGTAGCAAAACGCAAAGCAAACGCTCTGGCTGAAAAACTCGGTGAGTGCCAGAAACACGCAACCATCAAAGCCATCCAGCGAGTTACAGAACAGAAGTACAGTCACTGGCCGCTGAAAAAATGGTGTGCAGCTAACGGCATGTCACCTAAAGACGTACCTGATGAAACCTACGGTACCGTTAAATCATGGCCGAGCGACGCGTGGCTTGCTGTTTATGGCGTAAATCTGCGAAAGTTGTTCTGAACATTAAAAAGGATGACCTGTGAAGCCAAGTAACAGTGAAGTTTTCGAGCAGATTAAAAATCTGGAGTTCGTTCAAAGATGTGCCAAGGAATATGAAGGAGCGTTCCCATTCAACGAAGACTCTATCAAAGTAGAGGTTTGGGATGAATTTGGACAGTGCTCTGTGTGGCTTGGTTTTGAAGACCAATTCGCTATCCGGGATGCGTTTGGTAACTGGAGACAGGCCACGGCCGATGAATGCATTCTTCTACGGAAAGGGAGGCTACCAGGCTCAATGACGCTGGTAAGCTAAAGAAAGCAATCACATCACAAACCTCGCTTCGGCGGGGTTTTTTTATACCTGAATTTCACCGCGCCCTCACCGCGCATTCCACCCCGAGACCATTCACAAAAGCGACCTCTGAGAACGCCATCGCAGCATGGTGCGCTCGGGTATGGCCGTTCTGGTGAGCAGAGGTCTCTTTTTTGAAAGGTAACAACCATGCAATATCCAACCGTAATCAACGGCTTCGATTTTCGTGAACTCATCTTCTTGTCCGGTACGGAGTCAGCAACTGACACATTCAAGGTGGCAAAGGCATTCGGGAAAGGCCACAAGGATGTGATGAGAAAGACCAGAAAGGTGATCAGCTCATGCTCACCGGATTTTGCAGAGCGCAATTTTACGCTTTGCCATGAAAACAATGGCTTACAGAACGGAAAGCCTCAGCCATTCTATCGCATGACGCGCAACGGCTGGACAATGTTGGTATTCAGTTTTACCGGCTCAGCAGCGTTTTCTTTCAAAGAGGCGTACATAGCTGCTTTCGACTGGATGGCCGAAATGATCGCCCAGGGTAAACACAACCTTGAAGCGGAACGTAATTCCGTGATGCTTGAGTTCATGAAAGAAAAAGACGTTGCCAGTATGTCAGGCAGACTGCTTCGCCGGTGGGGTAAAGAGAAAAAGCCAAAATTACTGGCGCAGATTGAAAGACTCGACAGACAAGGACAAATCATGTTGCCGGGATTCAAAAACGCCATCCCTGAATAAAACCCCAATTCTATACCCGCTTCGGCGGGGTTTTTTATTGCCAAAAATTCTGGCTCAACTTTGGGCCATCTCATTTATGCACAAAAACTACCGCAGACATCTCTGTGGGGATTCTGCACGTCTGGAGAAAAGTAAATGCCTTCAACTCCCACTGATCGTCTTTATGGTCTAACGACCAGTGTTGCCGTAAAGCCTCCGGTATCAGCAGTTTCAGCTTCGAACGTCGTAACATTTGGACTGCAGACGGTTTCATTCACTTCAACAACAACTGGCGCACATACCGTTAATCTTACTGATGGGATGCGAGTTTTATTAATCAACCAAAACGATCCGCGAGATAATGGCATATGGCTTGCAAAACGGGCATTTTGGGTCCGCGCTCCAGATTTCGATGGGCAAAGGGATGTGGTTAACGGCACACTTGTTCTTTCGGTGTTTGGTGATTTCTGGAAGTGCAGCGCCGTTGATCCGGTAATAATCGGCGTTTCACCAATATATTTCCAGTCGTGGTTGACTGGAGTTATTGATGACTCATTGATTTATGTAAAACAACCAGTAACTGGATCGGTAGCAAGAACTCAACATGATAAAAATACCGAGGTTATCAGCATTAAAGACTTCGGTGCTGTTGGTGATGGTGTAGCTAACGATACAAACGCAATTCAGCGAGCTCTCGATAGTGGTAAGGATATATACATCCCTTCTGGAGTGTATGTATGCACGGAAGAACTTGAGATTAAAACAAATGGTCAGAGAGTGTTCGGCGCAGGTCGAGGTTATGGATACAACGCTAATACTGAACGTTACTCGCCTGATGGACAGGTAGCACAGTATTCCAGCGCTGTATTTAACTGGACTCATGTCTCAACACTGCTGTTCAAAGGTACTGGCACCAAACGCGTTCGCACTCGCGTTAACTACCGGGCATCTTCAGCCGATCCACAGGATGAACCGCTCTCAGTAGGGTTAAATATTCAGGCTGAGGGTACGCAATTAGAAAACTTTTGCGTGTTTCTTGATGTAACACCACCCGCAGGCGGCCCATCAGGTGAGCTAACGGACAGTATTGATAACCTTGGCGCCGACTGGGATGTCGGGATTTTTGTTGGTTGTCGAGGGAACACTAAATTAAAGGACGTTGCGTCTATCGGCTATCACCGTAAGGCCAACATCTGGCTTGACGTGACTCAGGGTTTAAACCTTCCTCGCTTTAATAGTTATCGTGGTGGTTCATACCCGCAGGGACCAGTTGAGAACGGCGCTGATGGCTGCACTCTGGATGGCGTGTTTACCAGTGGTGGGCTGTGGGGGGTGAACGTTCAGGGCGCAAAACCTAAATCTGGTGAAAGCACGTATACCACTCAATACTATGATGATTTGCTGGGAGCAGCAGTAGATGATACTCGCGGCTCATGGGGTTTCTCTGACTTTCTAATGGTTAACTGCCAGATTTTTGGGGCAAACCACCATACTCGCCGTCGCCTTGTTGACATGAAGGCTTCGCCCAATGCTATTAATGACTGGGGTGTCGGCGGGGCGTTCAGTATCGATGGGCTGACATCAAACCCCAGCAATGCGATTCATGGTCATCGATATATTGATTGCCGCTTCCAGAGTTGGGCTCCATTCTGTTTTCGCATTGACAGGTCTGCGCGTGACACGTTGGTAGGCTGCATGATTGAGAACCCGGCAACGTTTGTTAAAACGCGAGCCGGCGCACCAATCGTTCTTGGTCCTGACACCACATTCTACGGATTGTGTGCGACAACTAACCATAACTTCCTCTATATCGTGGAATCACAGGTTCCGTACTCAGTAACATATACAACAATGAAATGGGGGGATTTGTATCTCGCGAATTCGTCTGCTGCAAACCGTCATTCACGCATCCCTTACAACGAATTGCGTGTTATATCCGAAAGCCAGGCGGCTACTGCAACAGGCAGGGTATTACTCGGATATCCTGGTAACGAAAGTGAGGTTGTAATCCAGAGAACCACAACCGGTTCAGTTTCCCTGAGGTCCAGCAATGCGCTGGTATTTACTAACGGAACGGATAATTTGTTTTCCGTTTCATCACTTGGCTCTGCTCAGACAAAGGCGGCCGTAGCATGCATGACTGATAATACCAGTGCTTGCGGCCTTCCTGCTCAGCGATGGACAAACGTTTATGCAGCCAGTGGAAGCATAAACACCTCAGACGAAGAGACTAAAACAGACATCGAACCCATACCTGAAGCGGTATTCAAGGCATGGGAGAAAGTGGAGTTTATGCAATATCGCTTTAAGGACGCCATTCAGTTAAAAGGCGATGGAGCTGCAAGATTGCACTTTGGTGTTATCGCTCAGCGCGTTAAAGAGGCCTTTGAATCAGAAGGACTTGACCCGTTCTCCTACGGTCTGCTTTGTTACGATGAATGGGACGATCTCTTTGAACCAGTGATGGGTGTCAGGGAGGTCGAAGTGGAAGGGGAAACTGAATACGAGGAATATGACACTGGCGAAACTCGTCTTGTTATCGCCGCCGGGAGTCGTTATGGAATTCGTTATGAAGAGGCCCTTGTGCTCGAATGCGCATTCCTTCGCTGGCGGATGGGAAAATCTCAATAGTCATCATCCACATCATCGGATGCGGACTTAAAGATATATACAGCAATGAGCACAATTACGGCAAGGATGCCTATGACCCACCACATAACCATTCCTCAGATGAAGTGATTATTCAGTCTCTGATTATTCACCTTATCAATCTAATGGTTATCAACGATCAATTATGTGGTATCGATCGGTTGCGGCGATCAAATCATGGTGATTATACTGTATGTATATACAGTTATTGTCATAAGGAGGTCATCATGAGCGGTTTCCCGTCCCCGGCTACAGACTATGTTGAGTCACGGTTAACGCCGGAATCGATATGCGGCATTAATGCAAACAGTCTGGTCATTGAGACGTCTTCAGGCTATGCGGTAGTTGAAAAGGGTTCGCGTCCAAAAGCGGGCGAGTACGTCCTGATTAACTGGATGGGTCGTAACTATTTTGCCAGAACAGCGGGTAAAGCTCTTATTACGGAAGATGGAGAAGCGATCGAAGGTGAAGCGCTGGACGATGTCGAGGTGATAGGCGTAGTGACGTGGCTCGTTAACAGAACGAGGGATGATGAAGCGCCGGTGATGTGATGGGGCATGGATGGGGTGGGACGAATTTGGGACTCCCATCCTTTTCGTTGGGTTTTGTTGATTTTCGTTCTTTTCCCATCATGGGACGTGTGAGCGCAGTGTTGATGGGGTAAGTTAATGTTTTAAATATAGGTTCTTATAATTCGTAATGCGAAGGTCGTAGGTTCGACTCCTATTATCGGCACCATCTCAACTTCCCCAAACGTCCGTATTCATCCATAAATACATTGATTTATAACGATTTTTCTTATTTTCAGTCCCTCGCCGTCCGTAGCCATCCAGTAGAATCCGATACTGAATGTGTATAGGATTGTGTATATGTTCCTGTTCGGTCTTGGATTCCTATACACATGCCTTTAAACGATATGCAGATTCGCCGCGCTAAACCTGAAGCTAAAGCCTATACACTTGGAGATGGGCAAGGGCTGTCATTGCTTATAGAACCTAATGGAAGTAAGAGCTGGCGGTTCCGTTATCGCTTTGCTGGCAAGCCCAAAATGATCTCGCTTGGTGTTTACCCGACGATCACTCTCGCTGATGCTCGTTCACGTCGTGACGATGCCCGAAAATTGGTCGCGGAAGGAAAGAATCCGAGTGAGGTTAGAAAAGAGCAAAAGATTGCTTTGCAAACCGAGTCTGAGAGCGCATTCGAAAAGATAGCTACTGAATGGCATCAAATGAAGTCTGCCAAATGGTCAGCAGGATACGCAGCAGACGTTATGGAGGCATTTCAGAACGATATTTTCCCGTATGTAGGCCTAAGGCCACTCAGTGAGATTAAACCGCTAGAGCTGCTTAACGTGCTGCGTAAAATTGAAAAACGTGGAGCGTTAGAAAAGATGCGTAAGGTAAGGCAGCGCTGTTCTGAGGTTTTCCGCTATGCCATTGCCACGGGGCGAGCCGAGTTTAACCCTGCGGCAGATCTTTCAAGCGCCCTCGAAGTACATCAATCCAATCACTTTCCATTCCTAAAAGCTGATGAGATACCAGATTTTCTGCGTGCCTTAGACGGTTACACCGGAAGCCGACTAGTCCTGATTGCTACGAAATTGCTCATGATTACTGGTGTCAGAACCATTGAGTTACGTGCAGCCGTATGGGCAGAATTTGATCTAGATAAAGCTATTTGGGAAATTCCTGCTGAAAGGATGAAAATGCGAAGGCCGCATCTTGTGCCGTTATCAATTCAAGCGTTAGATTTACTCGAACAACTTAAGATCATGACAGGGAACTACCGTTATGTTTTTCCGGGGCGGAATGATCCGAATAAGTTTATGAGCGAAGCAAGTATAAATCAGGTTATTAAAAGGATTGGTTACGGCGGAAAACTCACCGGACACGGATTTAGGCACATGATGTCTACTTTGTTGCATGAGCATGGTTTTGATTCATTTTGGATTGAGAGCCAATTAGCCCATGTCGATAAAAATAATATCCGTGGAACTTATAACCATGCGCAGTATTTAGAAAAACGAAGAGATATGCTTCAGTGGTACTCTTCTTTTATAATGGAGCACAAGAATGTATATTGATAATGTGTATTTAAAAGGATTTAGAAATTATTCTGATAGCTTTATAAAATTTAATCATTCAACTCTCATAATTGGGAGTAATGATGTTGGTAAGACCAATTTATTGTATTCATTGAGAATTTTATTAGATAAAAGTTTTTCAGATTTAGATATAGAACCTAAAAATAGTGACTTTCACATTGACGCAAAAGGAAATCAATGTGAGATGTTAGAAATAATTATTAATTTTCGTGAGGTTAAAGAAGATGCTGTTCTTTCTAAGTTGGCTGGATATGTAAGTGAGGATGCTCAAACTTATGTTAAATATAGGGCGCACAGAAATACTCTTGATTACAAGTTGTACATAGGGCACAAGGTCTCTGAAATGGAGGAGATTAGTGGTAGATTTTATCTTAAATATCTAAATTTACGCTATGTGAATTCCCAACGAGATCTCACTAAATATATTTCTACAGAGAAAAAACATTTACTTCGTCTTGCTCAAGAAATGAGAACCGATGAGCAAATTATGAAGGATGAAAAAACGTTAAATTCATTAACCGATTTGCTAAATGATGTTAATGTTAAAGTTAAAGAAATAAGCTATGTTTCGACCGCTACAGAAGAATTAAATGATGAGTTAAAGAAATTATCCTATAACAATGAAAAAATTTCTGTAATGCTCGATTCTGGAGCCATTGGCGTTGATCAGTTTATTGAAAAATTAGAATTAAGTTCAAATACAAATGGTAAAAAAGTGATGCTTGGAGGGGATGGATTCAATAACCAAATATTGCTTGCTTTATGGAAAGCAAAGAGTGTTCGTGAGCATGATACTGACAATGAAGTAGTAATATATTGTGTTGAAGAGCCTGAATCACATCTTTATCCGCACCAGCAGAGAAAGTTATCTGAATATTTAATTAATAAATTGCCAGGGCAATCTTTAGTTACTACACATTCTCCACAAATTGCAGTAAATTACTCACCTGATTCGATAATTAAAATTTGCTCTTATGATGGTGAATCTTACGCAGCTAGTGAAGGGTGTTCTGACTGCATAAGTGATGCCTGGGCTGGAATGGGGTATAGAATAAGTATACTCCCAGCAGAGGCCTTCTTCGCTAATGTCGTATTTTTGGTTGAAGGGCCTTCTGAAATATTGTTTTATCAAGCTCTTGCAAAACAATGTGGAATTGATCTGGATTTTTTTAATATAAGTATATTGTCAGTTGATGGTGTTCAATTTGAGGTATATAGAAAAATACTTGATGCATTCGAGATTAAGTGGGTTGCTCGTACAGATAATGATTCTGCCAAGGTTCCAAAGAAAAACGAGTGGCAATATTCTGGTTTAAATAGAGCCTTGGTTCTATGTGGAATGGAACCACTTAAGAATGAATCAATGGAAATCTCTCAAGCTCAAAGAGTTGATAAGCACAGGTTTTATAAAGACGCACTTAATCATAATAATATTTTTGTTTCAATTAATGATCTTGAGGGTGATATTAGCATTGAGTTAAGCACGCAGTTGAAAGAATACGTTGGTGTTGATAATGAGGAGGCCGCTGCTGATTATTTAAGGGGTAAGAAAGCAATAAGAATGCAGGAATTCTTGAAAGAATATTCTCATGCACTTAAAAGCATATCAACCGGTGATTTAATTCAGCCTCTTTTGACTGCTGTACAACTGGCTAAGGAGGAGTTGAAATGATCAATTTTACACATGAACAAAGAGCTGCAATAGAGTACCCCTCTAGTATGGTATTAACAGCTTGTCCCGGAAGTGGGAAAACAGCAGTAATCGTTGAGAAGATTGTCCGCGACTTAGCAGGATGTAAGGAATATCAAGGGGTTATTGCTATATCTTACACTAATAAAGCCAGTGAAGAATTAAAAAAGAGATGTTTAAAAGCTACGCCAAATTCTAAATCGAGCTTTTTTGGTACAATAGATAAGTTTTATTTGACTGAGGTGATTTACCAATTCATTAAGCAATTATGGGGATGTATTGATAACTTATATGTAATTAAATATGATGAATTAGGTTCTGCTGATAAAGAAATGCTTTCAGTTTTTTTTAATGAAACGTTAATTTGTGAGAGGATTAATGAGTGTGATTTTAAGGAGGTTAAGGAGCTATATTTTAAGGGCGCTTTAATACTGGAATTAATACCATTGCTTGCATTCTATATAATATGTAATTCGTTATCTTGTCGCCGCTATCTCTCTAAAAAATATAAATCTATATATATTGATGAGTATCAGGATGCTGGATTTGTCCAACATCTGCTGTTTCTTACACTTTTCGACCTTGGTATAAAAGCAGTTGCTGTTGGGGATGTTGATCAATCAATATATTCATATGCGGGTAAAAGCTCAAAATATTTAACATCTTTATTGGATGAAGAAAGTAAATTCGCTCCATTTAAAATAACTATAAATCATCGTTCACATTCGTCTATAGTTAATTATGCCTCTCGACTATTGAATGAATCCTGTGATTTGTTAACTTCGAATGAAATTCGTGTATACAGAAAATTTATTGATGGCTCGCAGCATGAAATAGCTAAATGGATCGATGTTAAAATTAACTCCATCAAACAAAAATTTGGCATTTCAAAAACAAAAGAAATAGCGATACTCACTGCGACTAACAGTTCTGTCTCTTTGATGTCAGGTCTTATAAAATCTAAATCAAGAGCATATCTTGATGATGAATTGTCTGGCCTTGGCGGAGAGGTTCCTATTTTATTAAAGAGTCTTCTAAATTATCGTTTTAATAGGGTTGTTACAGCTCAAGCTATAATTGATAATTTAAATCGAAAAGCATTAGATAGAAATGAAATAAGAGAAATGCGGAATGTTATTAAAGAGGTGAGAGCTTCTGAGGTTGAACAGCTTATACCCAATTTACGTAAAGCAACCAAAATGTTAATCGACGGAGAAATTTCATCTCAACATATTGATGCCATTAATTCAATCTTGCAAGATAAAATGATGTTAAATAATTACTTGCCAGTTGGTGATGATGAGTTACAGATAATGACTTTGCATAAAGCTAAAGGGCTAGAATTCGATTTTGTTTTTCATTTAGATCTTTACGACTGGATCTTACCACGAAGAGAATATATAAAAGGTTGTTATGATGAGGTTTTTTCACAATATGATCAATGTCTGAATCTTCATTATGTGGGTATTACTAGGGCAAAAAAAGCCGTTGTGTTAATAAATTCTAGTGAGCGTTTAAATTATCAGGGTGAATTAAAAAAAGCTAAACCATCTCAGTTCTTGTCATTAAGAGGGCTGGAAGGGCTATATAAAAAAATTTAATTTCGTATCTTAACTGGAGTTGCGCTCATCGCCCAGCCCATCATGTATCGAGGGGCAGTTCTCATACTGGCGCATAAAAGGTTTCTGGCTGCTACTGATCAGAATAGATCAAGTAAATGCATTAACGGAATGTGCTCAGCTTCAAAGTTGCTTCCCGGCTCCAGAATAACCAATTTCCGCTGTCTTGAGGTTGCTTTTCCGTGCCTCTAACCTGACCTTCTCAAAAGCCCGTCATGCATTCGAACCGCACCGCACGAAGCCATCTGTACTCCCGCCAACCAGCGAAGCATACGGACGCGATTAAGCCACATAATTAAATAAATATATTACCGCTGGCGCGCAGTGCTTTCCCCGCCTCGCCTGCCCGCTTCTGAGGGCGTTTTTAATGCAGGTGCATTTACAGGCTCAGACTGCGCCGTGACTGGTGCGGGAAGGGTTTAAAATGATGCATAAACGCATGCAAAACCATGCACCCTGTGGATGCATGGCTTAATTCAGGAAAAACAGCGGGTTTTTCGGGGATTTTCAGGCGGAGCGTTGCGCGGTTATTTCTGCACACCGGCGCGCATAAATCCGGTGCTGAACGGGCGTATATTTTTGCTGATTATCCGCCCGCGAAGCCGCG